CAGCCAGGATTCATGGCTGGCCGAGGGCGGTACTTCGGAGCCGATTTGCAAGCGTTCGACGTGGAAATTTACACCGACTCGCGCCGAGGCCTTCTGCCATTCCGGAGCATCCTGCCATGAAGGTTGGGAATCGTCGCCTATCGAGGCGCAGTAAGCACGATTGGTTTCGTGTGCGATGCGTGCCACCTGTTCGCTGTTCATCAGAATTTCCCGTCGAGCGCAATGGCTGCGTTCGCCGTCATGCGAGCCTCGCGCACCATGCGGAAAGCGGCCGAGCGGTCGGCGGAGTCAGGGCAGTGCGCCTGAATCTCTCGGAACAATACCTTGGCTGCATCGTTCACGGCTTTGTAGTGCGGCACCTTGGCCGGGTCATTGTGGTAGGTGAACATATCGTCAATCTGCTGGTCGCTTAAGGTCATGGTTTTTTCTCCTAAAGTTCGGCATCCCGAAGAACTGACATGCGAATCGGTTGGAGCGGTTGTCCAAACGTCATCACAGTGAGATATAGATTCCCGCTCAACAAGATTCTCAACCGTTCACGCCAGGAAAGTTTCCATTTTGTCTCGACGTAAGGGAGGAGAACATTCGCAGGGAGAGGTCTGTACTCCGGCTGGTTCTTGGCAAACTCCACAAAAGTAGCTTTCTCGCGGGGCTCGGGAACGGTTGGCGTCATGGCTTTTTCTCCGGCGCCGGGATTGCGACGCACTCCAGTTCTTGCGTGAACTGCCACTTGGGAGGAATGCAGCCAATCTCGCGCTCGACCCGCAAGGAAAGTTCGTTCATCTGGTTCTGGGTTTGGGCGAAGGCGCGGAACTGAGGCGTAGACTCCAGTACTTCTTTAGCCTGATAGACCGCGACTTGCGCGGTGCGGATCTCCAGCTTCTGTTTTTCGGTCACCACAGGCTTCGCTTGCGCGAACAGGAGTGCTGCGGTCGCGAGTAAGAATAAGTGCGCGAGGAGGATTTTCAATGGCATTTCTTCTTTCCCGTAAAGAAGTTGGTCACGCTATCAAAAAGCCGTACCAGAAAGTGCGGGCTTGGTCGGCAAAGAAAACGGGGTGAGCAGGTTGACCTCGTTCGATGGCCCCGACTCACCTCCTGGGCCAGTTGCCGTTATCACATAGAAATTATGCTGCCCTTCGACCAGATTGGAACTGTCTGAATAGGTAAGGGTAGTGGCGGAAACGGCTTGCAAAGTCGTATAAGGACCGCCCGTAACGCTCGCCTTCTTTACGTTGAAACCAGCTAAAGTGCCCCCGCCCACTCCTGCTACCCAAGCGAGATCGTTATGGTGTTGAGCAAAGGCCGACAGGGAAAACAAGAACAGCATGAGTAAAGTTTTCATAGTTTGAACCAAAATTGGGCGCCTGCGGTCCAGGTGCCGTCTTATACCGCTCGTCCGCTTTCCGGGACCCCTCTAAGGACCAGATAGCGTTTAGGAAAACCCCCGCTTCGCGCCCGCCAACAAGGGCCTTCCCTGGACCGCATGGAAGTTTGTTAAATGGTCAACGTAGCCGAAACCGCAGGTGGCGGTGGCGTTGAGACCGTAAACACGTCGCTCGCGGTCAGACTATTGGCCGCATCCACTCCACTGATGTTAGCTACTCCGTCCGGACCTACGGAAACGATAGCGCCGGACGTGGGATCGACCGTAGCCACGCTCGGGTTATCGGAAGAAAACGTGACAGCGCCGGCCAGCGGAAGTTCTGTACCTGTTCCGCCTGGGCCTGTCCACTCATGGAACACGGCTTGGCCGGTTCCGCCTGAAGTAACTGTCTTTGGCACGGACGTACCTCCTGAAAGAATTTGCAAGGTGAGTGTAGCCGACTGCGGGCGGTTCAGAATATGAATTATTTCTAACAGTTCGGCTTCAACCAGAGCGCAGCACCGGCGCATGGACTCTTGCATGTCGCGGAGCATTCGCAACTCGATGAGTTCGAGGGCGTGCTCGCAAGGGTGCTCGCTCGGGCCACAGTGCTTGCAGATAAAAGAGAAGACGCTCACGAAACTTTCCTCCGGCTTACATCCAGTCTCGGTCCTTCCAGTTTCCTTAATATGTACTCGTTCAGACTTACCCCGGCCGCCTCCGCCTCCGCCCGCAGCCGCTCATGCTGCGCGTCGTCCCGAAAGCGGAGCTGAATCTGGGGACGGTTTTTCACCCGAGCACCACCCACGCCCGGTAAAAGATCACAAACGCAATCGCCCCAAGCATCAACGCAGCGTAGAAAATCGCGGCTCGCTCCTCGAAGGTCAATGGGTCACCATCCTGGTCTTATAAAACCACGGCGGCGCCGGAGGTTGTTGAAACACGCACCCCGCAAACTTCTCAATCAAGTGCAACTGCCGCCGCGCATCCTCCGCCGTCGCTTCCCCCTCCACCCGGTATACCACCCCAAACCCGTTCCGGTCCGGTACCGCTTCCCCTACCGCATAAGGCTCAAAACTCCCCAACACCAGACACCCCTCCACATCCATCAACATCTCCACCAGACACATCCAAGTCTCTAGATTGTTCATTTCGGTTCCTGCTTTTTGCTTCGCTCTTTCGCCGCCTCGATCCGCTTGTTAGCTTCATACCACTGCGCTGGACTTGGATTGTGAGTCTGCAAGTGGCCTGCATGGTCCTCTAGTCCCTTGAATTCTAACCCTGGACAGTCAGGACAAATTCGCTTGCCCGGAAAAGCCTGCTCGGTCATTTCAACCCCCGCATCGCGTTCTTTACCCCAAGCGCGGCACACTGCCCACAGCAGTAGATTCTGCAAGCCTTAGTGTCGTGCCCTAAGCCCGCCGCACCAGAGGATACCCCTGTAACTTCTGAGTCGCGTTTACCAGTTCTAGAATTTTGGCCCCTAACTGGCTTTCGCGCTCTTTCCCGGCCGCTATCACGTTCTGCGATTCCCTCATCCTTAGCCGCGTTTCCTCCAAGGCTTGCCGACACCGCACGATCTCCTCCTCGATTACCTTTATCGCCTGCTCCACCCAATGCCTCCGTTACTACCCGTATCACCCACTCCCTTAAACTCTCCCCGCTCTCAAGCGCCCTCCCCTTCGCCTGCCTCACCAACTCCCCGTCCACTCGCTTGATATTCATGTCCATCGGTTACTACGTTTACCTCGGTTACCATGCCCCGTCAAGCTAATTCGGTTACTTTGGTTACTTTAATTTTTCTCAATTTCTTTTGCCCAAAAATCAAGCACAACAGAATACGTGTATGCGCGCGGGGAGGGGTGGGGTGTGGACAACCTGTCCGCTCCGACTATGGCCCTGGCTGCCTCTACGACATGGCCAGCACTCCCAGATTATCAACAGGTTGCGAGTCCCTACGCCAATTCACCTGAATTAGCGCGTCCTGGGGCACGTCTAAAACCTCTTGCGCGGATCGGCCGCGAATCATGCGCTAAAGGGGGACTACTGAGGGAAGGTACGACAGGCGAATAGAATCAGCGAATTACGCGGGTGAGCGCTTGCCCTGCGTCACTTGGAAGGAAGGGGATGGCGGAAAGGCGGAGGGTTCTGCAGTGAAGTCACGCGGGCAGTTGTGGTGCGGTTGTGGTCGCGCACGGGCGTTTATCCTTTAAGTATGCCGAAGGTAGCGCCGGAGTGGCAGAGGCAGAGGAGGAAGGCGAGAAGGCCTGAGCCGAAGGCAATGTAGCCCAGATAAATAATCTTGGGATTAGCGGAGAGCAGGACAGCGAGCAAACCGAGCAAAGCGATTAGGAGAGAGAGAGCGATAAGCATGATGAAGAACCTCGAAAGGCATTGAACACCCTGGAACCTTATCCGCGCAAGGTACATTTTGCATGGCGCGTGCATAATTCGGTGAGTCTCACCAGATTATTATTGACACGGTTCATACTAGTATGACATCTTCCTTCCTGTAAGACCTGATCGAACTACACGCGACAGGCACAGGAGGATACACAAAATGTCGTACCTGCATAGCTTTGAAGTGGGAACTAGAGCAAACCGCCAGCAAGCCCCGTTGACCATTGACCAGATAGCGCAATATGCGCCGTCTGCTCTGGCTACACGGCCGCATGAGAGCCGAAGCGACCGTTACACCTATATTCCAACCGTGAACGTAATAGAAGGAATGATCCGCGCTGGATTCCAGCCGTTCAGCGCGTCTCAGTCCAGGTCGCGCGTGGAAGGTAAGTCTGAGTTTACAAAGCACATGATCCGCTTCCGCCATGCTGACCAGATGCAAGCCAGCGTCGGTGATGTCCTGCCGGAAGTGATTCTAGTCAATAGCCATGACGGTACTTCCGCTTACAAGTTGATTGCAGGGATGTTCCGCTTGGTTTGCTCGAATGGTCTCATGGTCGCCGATTCGACCACGGGGTCAGTGTCGGTTATGCACAAGGGCAATATCGTGGCGGAAGTGGTGGAAGCGTCGAACGGAATCATTGAGCAAGCTGGCAAGGCACTCAAAGCGGCCGAGGCCTGGGGACAGTTGCAGTTGACCGCGGGCGAGCAATCCGCGTTTGCCGAGGCGGCGCATACGGTGCGGTTTGCTGACTCTGAAGGGAAGGTTACCACTCCGATAACGGCCGCTCAGTTGTTGCAGGCACGGCGCACGGATGACCAGGGAGCGGACCTGTGGCACACCTTCAACCGCGTGCAGGAAAACACTATCAAAGGTGGATTGACCGCACGGCAGGCCGATACCTTCAACGAACGCGGCCGGCGCGAGCGTGGACGCCTAGTGAGCACGCGACAGGTCAAGGGCATTGACCAGGATGTGAAACTGAATCGCGCGCTGTGGCAGCTTGCGGAACGCATGGCGGAATTGAAAGCCGTTCCACTTGGACCACGAGAGTATATCTCCGGGAGCTAGTTGCGGCATTGGCCGGATGTCGCAGCATCCGGCGATTGATGCAACCAGCATCGCGAGGAAACAAGATGTCCATTCAACAGATAGCCGCTATCGCGCTCTGCATTCTCGCTGTAATCATTGTGGTGCCACTCTACTGGTATGCAACTCAGACTGGCGGCCGCCGGTGAGCCCATTCGATCGCATCCGACGAAGACGGCAACCGCATAACCATTCCTTATCCCCACGAACTCAACGGAGAAGACGTTCACCACAAAGCCGCGCAAGCACTGTGCGAGAAAATGGGCTGGACTGGTGAACTAGTAGGCGGGAGCCTCAAAAATGGTTATGTGTTCGTCTTCGATCCACACTTTTAGCTTCTCCCCCGGTCTAGGTTTCCTCGACCGCGAGAAGGTCCTGGATGGTACCAGGGGGCGCTACCTAACGCGCCACAATCCCCAACTGGAGGCAACATGGAGCTACTCACGAAGCAGTTACGACACTACGCTGCGAAAGTTCTACAGGCCGCCGATTTGCTGGACGACTTGGGCGACCTTGTGCCGACTACGATCCCCGAACTACCAACGACCGGGAAACCAAAGCCAGCACGTAAGCCGATGTCTAAGGCTGCACGGCATAAGATCGCCGTTGCACAACGGAAACGATGGAAATTGTACAAAGGAGGCAAGGCGAAGGCAGCTTAGTCCTGCTAGTTGGCCAGCGTCGGAGCGCTGGCCTGCAGTGAAGGAACTTTTGCTGGCAGGAGAATAGTATGACGCCGCTCAACGAACGACAGAGAAACGACTTAGATAACTGGGTTACCGAGCGCCGGGACCGCTTACGATGATCGAAAACGTAACCGCCCACCGCTGTGTCTGTGAACAATGCGGCCACGAATGGAAAACTCTTTCGCGCGAGCCGCAACGCTGCCCGAACTGCCTCAAGCGTACCTGGCGCGGTAAAGTTGCGCGAGGACGACCGCGGAAGAGGACAGAGACGGTTAAGCAGGCGAAGGCGGTATCAGTTCCACTTACGATTCCGAAGCCAATGAGGAAACCATTGTGACGAACGACTGGAAAGATAATTTCAAAGGCTATGCCATGCGGACAAATTTCTGCATTGGACTGACTAGAACGCAGATGCAGTTTCTCTGTGCCGTGGCCGATGACGTGATGTGGGACCGCTGGAATTTTGGCAACGTCCACATTCCAGATAACTTCATCGCAGCAGAAACCGCACTCACGAAGCGCGGACTCATTCAGCGCAAGCCTGCCGGCAAACGCAAACTCAAGCGCTGGCAGAACGTTTACGAACTCACCCACTTTTGCGAACTCACACCTGCCGGCGAACTGGTTGTGAAACTTTTGAAACTCACCGGCTTGTTTGTGCAATCCGACTTTGCTGCAGAGCGCAAGGTGGCCACGATGAGGAAACGACGATGACGCCCGGATTCCGAGGAGACCAATTGTGATTTTAACGCAAGGGCAGTTTGATAAGTTACGCTACTGGCAGCACGAGGCTGTACCTGGAGGCATCCTCTATGTGGACAGCATGGACTACTCGTATCCCTTTGCTGTCGTGATCCTGTTCAACCGCCAAGGGATGTCAGAATTAGCCGGCATCTTGCACAATGGCGAATTGGTTCGACCATGACGCCAGCCGTCGCATACTACCGTTGCTCGGGCGTAGCAGCCGAGTTTGGCGACACCTTTGAGCGCCAGTCTGCTGCAGTCCACCAGTATGCCCAGGCCCACGACATCGAAATCGTGGACGAGTACCGAGACGCCGGCGTTCCAGGAAAGACCGAACTGCAGAACCGCCCTGGACTCGCAGCCTGCCTTGAACGAGTGGAGAATAACGGCGTCAAGCTGGTGCTGGTGGAGATCTCTGATCGATTGGCAAGGGACTCGATCGTGTCCGAGTTGATTATCCGCCAGTTCCAGAAAGCAGGCTGCAAGGTTATCTCTGCATCGGGCGGAGTGGACTTGACCGAAGGCGACGACTCGAATCCAACTGCGAAACTAATCCGGCAAATCTTGGCCTGCGTCGCAGAGTTTGACCGATGCGTTACAGTTCTGAAGTTGAGAGCCGCTAGGGAACGACAGCGAGCCAATGGTGGACGATGCGAAGGACGAAAAGGTTTTGGGCATCGACCAGGAGAATCAGAAACTTTTGGCTACATCATAAAAAGTTACGCCGAAGGAATGAGCCCCGCGGCCATTGCGAATAGCTTGGACGCTTTACGAATCCCGACCCGCATGGGAAAAAGATGGCACGCGGCAACGGTGAGCAAGATACTCAAACGAGTGGCAACGTAGATCCTGCCGGCAGGAGCGGCTTCTTTTCCTTGCGCCGAATCTCTACCAGTCCCGCAACCGTGTTGGGGTAGAAGTGTGCGTCCTTGAACTGGTCCAGAGTTATCCACTCATCCCGGACTTCCCACCGTCCACCAGCGTAATCCTGCGACCACGACTGCAAAAGGATTCTGGCGCCCGAGAGCAGGACTAGCTTCGCTTCCATGCTGCCCAGGATCTTGTTGCGCCTAGTGGAGTGGTTGGCGCGACTGGTGGTCTGGACGAATACGACTGGATCTACGGAGAGTCCGGATTCCCGGAAGAAGGCGCGGGCGTGGGTTCTCGGATGGATTGCTACGATGTCGAACACGCTCCACAGGTCCACGGAAATCTCAATCATCGGAACATGGCCGCAGGCGCGGCAAGCGTGCTTCTTGCGATCCGGGAATCGCTTCTTGCCTTCGACGGTGCCGACCAAGTAACCGCGAGCGGTCAGGTTCTCGCGAGTGCGCTGCTGTGGTGTGCTCATTGTTGACCGTGTTCCTCTCGGTGGCACTTTCCGCATAGACCCTCGCAGGAATGTACCGTATCATCCCGCTTGCTCCCGCCCATGCCGCGGCCGTTCTTGTGGTGCGTGTGGAAAGAATTATCGTAATCGAGTGGCGAGGTTAGCAATGTTCGACGGTGACACTGAGTACAGAGACCGTAGGACTGCTCGTGCAACTGGCTGCGGAAACGAGTGTAGTCCTTACCGGACAGGATCGTACGGCCATCCTTGGTGGTCTTAATCATGGTTTGAAACAGCGCGCAATATGTTGAGCTAACGGAAACGGAATCTTGGCGATCTGAGCTGAGGCAGCCTTGCGCGCGAGCGAATTGCTGCTCGTGTACCTATTGAGCGATCCACGTCCTGCCGCTTTTGCCTCTTTGTAGTTTCCGAACCAACTTCCCGTACCTTTGGCTGCTTCTGCTCGTTGTTCCATCACTTGCATCCGCCAATGCGGGCTGGTTTTCCCGTTCTTGCGAAATTCATTCCAGTCGTTGCCTGAAAGCTTCACGAAGTCCTTTTGGCCTTCAACTGTCCTGAGCGCAGCTTGTACGGCTGGCTCATCTTCGTGACCGTGGAAGCTCGGGGATGGGATGCCATACTTTTCTGGATAGTGAAAGTTTCTACCGGGCCGTTTCAGACTAAACGTAATAGGCATCAGTGCCGGAACATCTCCCCATAGGTAGTACGACCCGAAGTGCCAACGCGCCTGCCCCACCCACTTCTGTGCGCCTCGCACATTTTCAACGACCAGCGGAATGTGCCGCCCTGCGGCCTGGATAGCTTCCTGCTGAATCCGGAAGCACGATTCGAAAAGGGTGTTATTTGGCGGTGGGAGGGCTTTGGCACGACTCCAGGGCATCGCCCTGTAGGAATAGCCTTGACAGGGCGGACTGGCCACAATCACGGTGGCGTCCTTAAATTGCGAACCGCGTAAGGTGGTCACATCCTGCAGGACGAGTTGTGCGGGATAGCCTCCCGTCCCATAATCATGCCGTTCAATGTCGAAGCCGATCACGCGGTAACCCTCCGCCAAAAATCCCTCCGTCCAGCCACCGAGGCCGCAGTACAGATCAATCGCTAGAGGCTTCATACGTCCTGCTCGCTGCACAGCCACTCTATGAAGGTCTCTAGGCTTGCACCCTCATCCGTCAAGAGATACGCCTCGTAAACCGCCTCCACGCGCTCCCACTGCGACGTGGTGAACTTTAGCCGCTTCTCTACGATACCCTCAATATGCTGGTCCGGGTGGTTGTCTCGAATAAACTCCCGCAGTTCCTTCGGTTTCTTGATAGCAACTGACTGAAGTTTGGGATTTTGTCTAACGGAAGACGAAACGCTGGCCAAGACCTTAGCGGACCCTAGGGGCATTTTAGACAACTCTTCGTGGGATATGTCCGGCGCCAGTTCTTTGTACCGGCCAACCACGATGTAGATGTACGACCTCGACATCGGAGCAGCGTCTAGGAGCCATTCGTGCCAGGTCTTGAACCCAAGGCGCAGATAGTCCTTGTCCCGCTCGACGTCTATGCAGGCTTTGGCGATTTCCGCCCAGTCTGCGAACTGGCGATCGAAGGCACGGACGTAGGCGTCGCGGGCTTCCGCACGGTCCTGGGGTGTGAGGCTGGTTTCAGTTCTGATTTCGGGACAATTGATGGTCGTACCCATGTGTATTGCTCCAAGAAGAATGGTTTCCGCGAAGGACGGCCTTGACGCGCTCTCTGAACGTACTTTAGCCAGCGTTCTACAGGTAAATGGTGGTGCTTGCGTTCCCACAGGGCAATCGAACACTCCGGGATGATGTAGCCCTGCAGCCGGAGCAGTTTGGACATTTCCGCGTCGGTCATGCCCGCCAAGCCGGAGCCTGTCCGCGCTTCTCGTCCAGGTCGTCGTATAAGGCATTTATTTCGCCGGCATTCAGCGGCCGATTGGGAAGCGAGTCGCGCATGGACTGGTAGCGCTCCCACAGGTACAGGACATCGTTCTCCCCGTAACCACGTCCGTGACGATCTCTGCATTCCGAGTTACATCCTGGCCGGTACGCTTGCGGCGCTATCCAGGTTTTACAAAGGTCAATAATCTGACCAGGAACGGGAAAGAAAATGGCCAACTGCCGATGCTCCTCGAAGGCAAACTTAATTGCCTCCTCCGAGTAGCGGTTTAGGTCCATTCCCCAACGCTCGATCTCGCCGGGGCTCAACTCTTTCTGGGGGAAGGTTTCGAGTTGGATCTTGAGACAGTCCTCGATTAGCTCTTGCTTGCTCAAAGGCGGAATGATTTCTCCGTGCCCTTTGCGTCTGCCCTGTTTCGATTGTGGCATTCGGGTCTCTCCGGAATCGGTCAAGGGGGGTAACCGAGTAGTCGTAAATTCTTGGGAGGAAACTTCGCGGGCGCTCGCCTGGAGTGATGCTGTCCGAGCAACCGTAGTTGTAAAGAAAAAGCCGGAAGTCTTGCAGCGTCAAATTTGGGTCCGCCTTTAGGACGCGAGTTAACTGATTTGATTCCGCGCCGTCCCAAGGACAATCCCTGCCCCACTTCCAGCGATAAAAAGCTTCGACGATCTTGCGGAACTCTGTGAAACGGTTGCTGATTCCTTCTGGAGGTGTCAAGGTGAATGTCACAGAGCCTCCACGATTTTCGTGATGACCGCAGTTCGAGAATTTAAGACTTCATCGTTTGTAAAACGGAGTGTCCGGTATCCCTTATCGCGTAGCTGGCTATCGCGAGTCGCATCATGTGTATTACTAACTTTACGTCCCATTCGTTGAGCCCCCACTCGCACGCTGCGTTTGCGTGCGAGAACTCTTACCACGTTTCGGATAGCTACGAGCAACACCCCACCCTTCCTAATAGGTTCCCCTCCAAATTCGCTGGAAGCAACATACTCACTCTCCCTGAATTGCGCCCTTAAACCTCGCGGCATCTCATCCCGACGGATTCGGGGCAGAGCAAAGCCTAATACGCCTGCATCAATAGCAGGGGAGTCCTCTCGGAGTCGGTTTGGGAGCCGTAGAGCCGTGGGTGACGGGTTGCGACTATTGTGAGAACGTACTTCTGCGCAGACAATGCCTTACCTTGATTGGTGATTTTTTGTCTGAGCTACCGCATCACACGCATGAGATGAGGTAGAGAGACGAACGGGAGATTACGACCGTACAAGGAGTTTGTCAACAGAGAAAAACTTGACACTATTGTTGATTTCTGCAACTATCTTTTTGCCCATCACACGCGCCAACGGTTCTATTGCCCTCGGACCCCAATCCGGGGGCGTTGGTTTTTGCACAGCTTTTCCACTTGACACTTGCCGTATTCACCTGTACACAACTAGCACGCATGGAAAAATATACCGAAGCCTTTCCGGTGCGCGTTACTGCTCAGATGTACAAGGCAGTGAAGGCAGCAGCCGACCGAGAATATTTGAGCATTTCTCAGTTCATTCGCAAATTGATTCGCGACAACGTGATGAAAGACGACAAGAAATGAAAGCGGAAGTCCACCACGAATCACCGCTCAAGTGGCCGGAAGGCTGGTCGCGCACGCTGATTGAGAATCGGCAGCCCAAGTCTGCCTGGAAGAAGCCGCTGTCCCACTACAGTGATGCCGTGGTGCATGAACTGGAATTGATGAGTGTCAGTTCTGTGACTATCTCGCGCAACGATGGCGACCTCGCGCGGCGCGATCCGGGAGTAGCAGTCTGGTTCTCAATCAAACCGGTGCAGGACTGGTCGTGGCAGTCCGGGTTGCAGATTGACAGTCCTATCCCCTCGCTCGAAGAAATTGATACTGCCTACAAGCGCCTTGCTCGGAAGCATCATCCCGACGCTGTAGCCAACGGCTCCGGTGGGGACATTCAGACCTACCACAAGCTGACTGACTACCGGAAGAAGGCGCGCGCCTGGGTTCTCGGAGAGGATAAGACGCAGCACGGCAACTGCATTCCGATGGACAGGTTCACGGAGGTTCGATTGAACCTCGCCGGCATCCGTGCAGCGTTGGCACACTTCCGCGGCCTGGAGCGGTTAGGTATGCCAGCCATCGTGGAGCGGGTCATGTCTACCGCGTTCAAGGCAGCGCTACCACAGCGAGCATCGGAGGACGCCAATGGCCCAACCGCTGCTTGAAGGACACCAGGAATATGTGGACCCAACCAACTACAGTCAGCAGATTCAGGAGTTACGCGACGACTTCTCTGAATACCAGCGCCAAGTTCAGGAAGCCCTGACTCGTATTGGACAAAGCATTGCAGTCATCCGGCAAGGCTTGCGGATGGCAGGCGGAGACGAGATCACTACCGTCCCACTAGGTTCATCCCCACAGTTTGATCCGAAGTGGAAAGCGTGGCAGGACAAACTTGGTCAAGGCACAGCGCCGGCCAGAGTCATCGGAGCCATTCTGGATCATGGCCCTCTGAACCGCTCGCAGCTGCGCCAAGCTGCGGAAATGGGATGGTCAACCCTCGACGCTGCGACGGCACGACTAAAGAATCTAAGTTTGATCGAAAAGGTAGGCGACCGCTGGAATCTTAAATCCTGAAAGGAATCCTCTCGATGGCCAAGAAGAAGGCAGCAAAGAAGAAGTCCGCACCTAAACACTCGAAGGCTCGCCGCATCCCGCGGCAAGATGTCCTGCCTGGTATCGGTGACACCAAGATAGCAGCCATCGAGAATGCCGCACTCGACTACGCCGAGATCCGAGATGAGCGGCAGGTGTTGACCACGAAAGAAGTGGATCTCAAGAAACGGTTGCTCGACCTGATGCACAACAAGGGGTTGAAGGAATACAAGCGCAATGGCATCTCGGTCAAAGTTGTGATGGAAGAGGAAAACGTAAAGGTGCGCGTGCGAGCCGAGGAGGATCTTGACGAGGCAGCGCCGGCCGAGACAGTAGAGGTAGGCGAGCAGACCGAGGAATCCGAGGCGCAGCCCGACTGATGCCATTCCCTGAAACCACTGGCGAACTGGTCAAGGCGGGCTATCGCTTTGACAACCAAGCGAACTGTAGAGGGTGTGGTGCGGCGATAGAGTGGTACATCACACCCCGCGGCAAGAAGATGCCGTTCGACGTGGACGCAGACGGCAACTGCGAACCACACTTCGCAACCTGTCCGAACGCGAAGGATTTCCGCAAGTGAGCAGCGGCAGCGGTAAAAGTCGCGGCCAGGAAACTCGTGACCGGCGCCGCGCTCTAGGGCTCTGCACCGCTTGCGGGGATAATCCACCGAGTAAAAACAGTTTGAAATGCTATCCATGTCGGGTTCGATTATCGGGCTACAGCCGGGAGCGCTATGAGCACAGTCCTATTCGACGCCGCAAAACATGAGTACCGCAACGCCAAAGGAATCGCTGTCCCATCGGTTACGCAGATTCTCGCACTCGCTGGCATCTGTGATTTCTCTTTTGTCGAAGAGGAGCGGCGTATCGCGGCGATGGAGCGCGGGACGTCGGTTCACTGGCTCTTGCAACTTGAGGATGAGGGAGCGCTCAACTACCGACAGGTTCCGCTCCGGTTGCGACCGTACCGCAAAGCGTGGCAGGACTGGAAGAAGGCGTCCGGGTTCATGCCGGAGTTAATTGAGCACCAGTTTATTTCGCACTACGGATACGCCGGCACGATCGACAGGTATGGAACCTTGCCGCCAACCGCCACGTGGCCCAACGGAAGTAAAGCGATAATCGACCTGAAAACTGGGGAGGTTGCGGATTGGACCCGGCTGCAACTGGTTGGTTATGCCATGCGGATGCACTCGATTTTGGCAATAGCCAGACGGATTCGCCGGATAGCCGTAGCACTAAGAGCGAATGGAACGTACTCAGTGCGGGAGTTTCCGCAGTCTACATTTGAGGTTGATTGGAGCAAGTTTATACAGGCGAAGAGGAGCGTAGATGCCGGACACGTTGAACACGGAAACGACCGAAGAAATTATTAAACAGGAAGCGCTTACCGTTGTAGAGCAAGCCAAGGCAATAGTCATTCGAGACCAGGAATCCTATAACCACGCTTGCTCGCTTCTGCTCGAACAGATCAAGCCCTTCCGCAAGCGCTGGCTCGAATACTGGGCTGCGGTCAAAAACCCCGCGTGGGCTGCGTATCAAGCTATCCAGAAGAAGTTTACCGAGGGCGACAAGCCGCTTGAGGAAGCCGAGCGCCAGGTCAAGGCGGAAATTAACCGCTGGAACGAGGAGCAAGAGAAGATCCGGCAGGAGTTGCAGCGTAAGGCGGAGGAAGAAGCGCGGCAGGCCGAAGAAGAGGAGCGCTTACGGATTGCGACGATGGCAGAGGAGTCCGGAGCCACCGAAGAAGAAGTTAACGCGATCGTAGACACTCCGGTGACCGCGGTTGCTCCACCCGTGCCGGCCACGTACCAGAAGGCATCCGGCATCGGGACGCGGGAGAATTGGAAGGCTCGCGTGACCGACCTCCGGAAGTTATGTGCGGCGATTGCCAAGGGAACCGTGCCGCCTACCTACGTTCTGCCGAATGAGTCTGTCCTTAACGCGCGGGCCAAGGCCGATCGTGGGACCATGAATATTCCGGGAGTGGTCCCCTACAACGATCCGATCATTTCAGGCAGGAGCCGATGAGGGACGGTTTAGATTACGCCGCAGAACTTGAGTACGTAAAGGAACTAGACAGGAGCGCGCAAATGAATACACAACTAGCGGTAGTGGATCACTCGAAAGATTTGGCCGTCACATCCGAGCAGGTAAAGATTGCCCGCGCAACTGTGGCCAAGGGACTCAATGATGACCAGTTTTCCGTTTACCTCTACAACTGTCAGAGGCAAAGAGTCCACCCGCTTGACGGCCTAGTTGTACCGATCGTCCGGAAAGAGCAGGACGGCGGCGAGCGCCTCACGTTTGTGACCACAGTGGACCTCTTGAGATCCCGTGCGGACGAGACCGGCGATTACGCTGGCAGCGATGACCCGTTCTTCACTTACCCGGTTGAGAACCCAACGGCTGCCGATAAGCCGACCTCTTCAACGGTCACCGTCTGGAAGTTTGTCCACGGAGAGAAGTGCGCGTTCACTGCGACTGCCCGCTATGACGAGTATTACCCCGGCGAGAAACAGGGGTTCATGTGGAAGAGTAAGCCGCACGTCATGCTAGGCAAGTGCGCGGAAGGGCTCGCGCTCCGCAAGGCTTTCCCGAAGCAACTGGCCGGCCTGTATCTCGAAGAGGAGTTGCAGAAGGAAAACAAGCCTGCACGCACTACGCCTGCGAAGCCATCAGAGAAGCCTGTAGGCAACGTGAAGTGCTCCGAGTGCAACGCGATTGGCGGGCACCTGCCAAAGTGCTCCAAGCGCCAAGGCCCCGCACCGCAAGCGCAGCCGGCGCCCGAGCAGGCCTCACCTGTAGAGCAGAACGTGATGTGCGGCGACTGCGGTAAGGTGAACGGCCACACGCCGGAGTGCAAGTACGCGAAGAAAGCGGAGACCAATCCCGGCTGGACTGAAACGGTTGTCGTCATCAACTCCATCGAGAAGAAGGAAACTCGTCCCGACAAAAACAACAAGACGAAGCCGTACCTGATCTTGGAAGTAACAGACGCGGACAAGTTCGAGTGGAGGATGTACTGCTGGCATCAATCGCTGCACCAGTACCTCAAACCGAAGCAGATGATGGTGTGCCAATACTCCGAACGCAAGGACCAGGACAAGACGTTCTGCTCGCTGGAGAGGGTACTCGAACTGGCCGGCGTCACCTTCTCTGACAATAAGCCGGTAGTTGCTTAGATGGCCCCCCGCAAGGACAGTTTCGCCCGAGCCTTAGCAGATGCCCAAAAGCGTCTGGAGCGGGCATTGGCGGAGCAGGATAGGGCCAAAAGAGTTTTGGCTGCGTTGCAATCAGAAATTCCGACACTTCTCATAACTATCGCAGCGCTAAAGCATCACTTGGACCCGAGTGGACCGTTACCCGAAGAAATTGCACAGGTAGAACATTCTCCGGTTTCACCGTCCCCGCCTCCTAATCTGTCTCCCGAGGATCTGGCTAAGTGGTATCACGACCGCGACCTGTCCGGAGTTGGGAGCATTGCTCCAGCAAGACCTGTGGCACCGACTGTAGCGGTAAGCGAGGATGACCTACTACCCGACGACTTCGCTGTAGGCAAAAAGGAATAGATGAGCCGATTCCCGTTGCTCTTTCTTTCTGATGCTCCGACCGCAGGAACCGGCCTTTCTCGGATTACGCGGGATCTCGCCGTTAGAATAGCGACCCATCTTTCTGATGTGATCGAGGTAGGGACATTGGGTTACGGTGGGCCGATGTCGCGCTCGCTCCCTTTCCCGCAATATCACATGGAAATGGAAAATTGGGTTGTGCGCAATCTCCCGGAAGTCTGGGCTGATTTTGCAGGGGAGAGGAAGGGCGCAATCTTTGTTATCTGGGATGGTTCGCGTGTTCTTTGGTTCGCACACCCAGAAAATTGTCAAGATGTCCAACTCCGTAAATTCCTGCAGGAGTCAACGTTCTCGCGATGGCTGTATGCGCCAATGGATGCAACAGGTCCACATGACCGCTTGACTGCCGTCCTCAAGCATACGGCAGAAGGGTTTGACCGAGTGCTCGCGTATTCATCGTGGGCAGAGGAAATCCTACGAAGAACATTGTGGAAGAAACCGCTATTGCAGACATTGACCAACCTGCCGCACGGTTTAGATAGTTCAGTGTTCTACCCGCGCGATAGAGCGGAAGCAAGAGCGAAATTTGGCGAACGAATCGGGATGAGGAACCAGACTGGTAAATGGTTATATATCCCCGACAACTTCTTTGTCGTTGGGATTGTCGCCACTAATCAGGCGCGAAAAGATTACGGCCTCGGACTTCAGGTAGTCGCGCAACTTGCCAAGGAAAAACCGACCTTGGTCTGGATTCACACGGACGTCCTCGAAAGAAACTGGAGCCTACCTGCACTGCTGAATGACTTCGGGCTAAAGAACCACGCAATCACTACGGTTCCATTAACAGACGAGCAACTGGCGTGGTCGTATTCGGCGTGCGACGTGACTCTCGGCATAGGGATGTCAGAGGGCTTCGGTTTCCCGATATTTGAGAGCTTGGCATGTGGCGTCCCGTGCATTCACGGCGATACTGGCGGAGCCCCAGAGCACATGCCTCCGCACATGCTTGTGCCTGCGGAGATGTACCGCATAGAGGGTCCGTACAATATGTATCGCCCTGTCCACGTCGCAACTGAGTGGGTCAAGAAGATTCGCGAACTACCGCGCGGACCTGTGTCACTCCCCGAGCATCTGGACTGGAACGTGTTGTGGCCAAACTGGGAACGTTGGCTGCGGGCAGGTGTCGAATGAAACTCGCCATCATGTGCCCGAGCACAGGAGGACACGAAGAGGCCGTGAGCAGTTGGCTTATGCGGGAGCATGAATTGTGGGAGGTATTCGTGGACTCCGCAATCGAAGGCGAGGGCGCCGGCTACTTGCAGAAAGTGCAGAACTTCTATCTACACACCGACGCAGACGTAATCGCGTATTTTCATTCCGACCTCTTCATTCGCGAATGGGATTGGGATGGTCGCGTGCTCCGCGAGTTTGAAGATCCCAACGTAGTTCTGGTCAGTTTCTTTGGTGCGAAAGAACTGGGGCGCTCAAACATCTACGTGGACCCTTACGACTACCGCCAACTGGCCCGCGGAGGTTGCTACTCGAACATGCGCGACTGGTTCAACCACGGCCAGTGCTGCACGGGCGCAATGGACGTAGCCATGATTGACAGCTTCTCGCTCATCGTGCGGCGATCGTTTTTGGATGAACTTGGCGGATGGCCCATGCACTGCCCGCCGTCACATGGCAGCGATATGTGGCTTTGCATGATGGCCGCGCGGCACAAGAAGAAAGTAAGGCTGGTCGGGATTGACTGCTCGCACTCTAGCGGAGGCGTGCGCGGAGATGGGAAGTTTGATTACCCCGCCTGGGCTGCAACGACCAAGTGGGGCTCCGATGCCGCGATGCACCAGGTGTGGCACCGGTACCTCTACGACGAGTTCAAGGATGTCTTGCCGATAAAGGTGGCGTGATGGCGTTCGTGCGATCAGGGCTTAACTTCCGCGAAGTGGAGGAGCGCGATCTGCACTGGTTGCGCGACTTGCGAAATGATCCACGTAACACTCCTGGCTGGCGCGATCCGCGCTCTGTCCAGACTATGCATAACCAGGATGCCTGGTACATGGCGCTCAACAATCTAAACCAGGCATTCATCGCGCTGGACGGGCAGGTGATTATAGGACTACTCCGGTTTCGCCTCGACTACCCCATGTCAATCGCAGCCATGACGGGTACGGATGTACTCGAAGGCATGACAGGTCAAGGCTACGGTCGCCGCATCCTCCGCTCCGGCGCCGAGTACGTGATTCAGGAACTTGGGTTCCATCGGGTGACTGCGGAAGCGCTGGAATCGAACACGGCTGCCATCCACATCATCCAGGCAGCAGGATTTAAGTCGGAAGGCGTCTTGCGCGGGTATATGTGGCGCAATGGCAAGTGGAACAACTGGCACCTGTTCGGGATGCTGCGGGAGGATCTTTGATTCTCGTCTTTGGCGGTCTCACGGGCGGTCTCGGTGAACCTCTCCACAAGGATCTCTGCGCCCTGTACTCGGACCAAGTGGTTATGGCAATCGGCCGTACAAATTGCAACGTAGAGAGCGAGGACTCGATTGCCGCGTTCCTGAAGTTGCTGTCCGTAGCCAACCCGTTGCACATCATCAACGCGACCGGATTCTCTGTCTCTGCCGTGATTCACAAGACAGACGTTGCAGACATCCACAAGATATTCCGCGTGAACGTGACTGCAAACATTCTGCTCTTGAAGCACGCGCGGGAACTGTACAAGGTTCATGGCGGGACGTTCACCATGCTTTCCTCTGTCACCGCAAGCGATGGCCCTGTAGGGACCGCGGCGTATGCAGCGTCCAAAGCGGCCTTGCACGGGCTGGTCAGAGTCGCAGCGAAAGAGTTTGCCATGTTCAAGACTCGCGTAAACTGCCTGGAGTTGGGATACTTCAACCGCGGCATGATTTCCGAAGTGCCAAGCACGCGCCTGCAGAATCTCATTGAAGGAATCCCGTTAGAGGATCTTGGGACCGTGAACGCACTGGCCCACGCCTGCAAGTTCCTGATTGATTGCGAGTACGTGACCGGCGCCATCGTGAAGGTCAACGGAGGACTATGATCCCGCTTTTCAAACATTACGTTGCACCCGAGGCGGCCGCAGCAGTCGCAGAAACGTTGGCATCGAGTTGTATTGGCCAAGGTCCGAAGGTAGACGAGTTCGAGAAAGCGCTGGAACCGTGGATTGGCCCGAACGTCACCGTCAACTCTGGCACAAGCGCTCTGTGGCTGGCTTACGACCTCGCCGGCATCAAGCCTGGGGACTACGTGATAGCGAGCCCCATGACGTGTCTGCTGGCCAATGTGCCACTGGCGCACATGGGAGCGCGTATCCTGTGGGCCGACGTCTACCCGGATACGGGGTTGATTGACCCAGACTCAGTTGAGCGATTGCTAAAGAAGTATCCCGGCGTGGTCGCTATCTGCTGCGTGGATTACGCGGGAGTGGTCTGCGATTACCAATCGCTCAAAGAATTAGCCGAGACCTACGGATGCAGTTTGATTTCGGATGCTGCTCACTCCTTCGGAGCAAACCTCGGCAATCTTGCACACATGACGGCGTACAGTTTCCAGGCGATAAAACATCTCACCACGGGAGATGGTGGATCACTCGCAACCATCAGCAATAGCCCGCTTCGCCGGAAAGCCATCCTGAAACGCTGGTGCGGCCTCGACCGTACAAGCGGAGGATTCCGCTGCGACCAGATTGTGACCGCGAAGGGGTACAAGTTCCACCTTACCGACATCGCCGCCTCGATCGGACTGGCAAACTTGCCGCACGTCGCTAAGAACATTTCCATCCATCGCTGGCACGCACAGCAGTACAACGCAGCCGGCGTAGGGAACATGCCGATTGACTCATCCTGCTGGATGTACAACGTCATGGTGGATGACCGGGACGGCTTCGTGAAGCACATGGCCAAGCGCGGAGTGCAGGCTGCGCGCACGCATAACCGGAATGACCGGCATCCGATATTCAGCGCGATGGAACAACACCTGCCGGGAGTTACGCAGTTCAACGATCGCCAGTGCTCGATACCCGTGGGCTGGTGGCTTTCAGATGCGGACGTTAAGCAAGTAATCGACGCCGTGCAGGAATGGAGTGTGATGCCATGATCGCTCAAGAAGATACCGAACTTGTCAACTGGATACTCGGTATTCAGCGCCTACATGCCGGCAGTTTCTTACAGGCGATAGCCGATGCTGCCGTGCGTGCGGACGGACAGAACTACCTGTTGCTCCGCCCCGCACTGCTACAGTTCCGCTCTAAATATCCAGAGTACGATGCGGATAAACAGGGTGGCCGATGAACCCCTGCCTGATGCTCACCCGCAACAATCTTGCCCTAACCATGCGTGCCGCCGCATCGGTCATGCGCCAGTCGGTGCGGACACAGCTCTACATCGTGGACAACGGGAGCACGGACGGAACACAAGACTGCCTGTTCACCGCTGGCAGTGCATTGCTCACACGCTTTGAGACAAACATGGGCGTGTCGTTTGGCTGGAACGATGGACTCGGGAGAATCTTTGGAACCGACCCACTGTATTCCAAGCACGAGAAGATTCAGGCCGATCATTGCCTTGTAATCAACAACGACGTGGTTCTGCCCGTTTGGTTCTACGAGCAACTGCTGTCCTACAACAAGCCGTTCGTCTCCGGCGTCTCCGTGGACAAGATGGAACAGATTGCGGAGCCAGCACCGATGGGACCGCTGCATCCGCATCCGGATTTCTCCGCGTTCCTAATCAAGCGCGAGGTATGGGATACGGTAGGGCAGTTCGATGAGAGCATGAAGCACTACGCCTCCGACAACGACTTCCACGTTCGCGCGCAGCGTGCCGGCGCCGCGCTCTGGAAAGCGAATGTGCCCTTCTACCATGAGCGGTCGTCCACTATTAACCTTGCTACACCGGAGGAGAGGCTGGAACTGACTGAGCAGGCAAGCAAGGATCGGCAGAGGTTTTTTGAGAAGTGGGGCGTGATGCCGTGGGGTCCGGGGTATGATGCGTTATTCGGATGAACCCGTACTTCTCCTCTGGTTCAACCTCTGGTAGCGTGTAACAGCACTTCCGAAACGGACATGGGACTGGCCAATCACAACCGCTTAGATTCGCTTCTGGCGTGCGCCTCATCGCGTAGATTCTGCTTAACTTTTCTTGCGCCATTCTTTGAACCCGAAGAAGATGAGGAGTGGGTGGAATGGGGATGTCCTCGCGGAAGCAGACATCCTGCATCACGCCGTCCCTTAGCATCGCGTCCAGCCACTTCTTCCGGCTAATCTCGTCATGGTCCTCGCGGTAGATTTTCGTCCAACGGTCGCTAAACACATTAAATGGCAACTTGGAACCCATGCGTCTTTTGCGGAAGCGCAGGTCGCTGTTTGCGGGATGCAGGAAGCCACTCGCCCAAGGGCTCGATGACCGCTTGCCGTCTCTCTGCTGCCCTATGACAATCACAATCATCTGCATCGGTAATTCGTACATAGCCTGCTCGCCCAAGGTGTACCACGACCGACACTCGCTGGCATGGCGCTCATCCGACCAATGCGTGACCAGTACCACCCGGCGCAGCGTGTCGCCGCTGGCTGAGACATAGCACCCCGACGTCCAGTTTTCCACAGGTTCAGGGGTAAGCCAGGGCGGATCTCCCGGCTTGCGGATGCAGGTTACTACCAGGTCTGCGATGCAGGCATGGTGGACCACGGCATCGTAGATTCCATTGTGGGTGTCGGTCTCCAGGCCGCGGTCCTGGGCCAACTGCAGCATTGCCGACCCCGCCAAGGTGCCCCAATCCTGCTCGCCTGCGGCTCCCAGGGCGATTCGGATGGCTTCTGCCATCATCCGGGTAGAGTTTAGCTTCTGGGGCTCCCAGGACCGCGAGAAGTAGCCTTTACGGTCGCAGGTCTCAAAATTGGAGAGTAATTCAGGGGTGTTCATCTGCCCATGAGTTCGAGCGCGTCCTTGCGGTTGTGAACGTTCGACACGCCGGCAGTAGCGCCCATGATCCGCGCCACATTCGCGGGACCGAGCAAAGCCTTGGCCGCGGGAGAGGGTTGCACCTTGTTCGCTATGGCCGCATCGGTCAAGGTGTTGATGATCTTAACCTTGCTCGAACCCTTAATCCTGCTTATGGCGTCCAGTTCCGCCTGGGGAGTCTTGACCAGCCAATCAGCCACCTTGGGGTTATTCAAGGCGCGGGACATGGCAAACTTCCCGCCTTCGTAGGCGCCTACGCCCGAGAGCACCCCGCCCAGGATCTTCGGGTCCGCTCCCAGGACGGCCGCGACAATCTCCGCTACTCCGCTCGAAGCGATAATACCGATGTCGCGAGCGTTGAAGTCTCCAATCCGGGCCGCACGTCGCATGATCGAGTCCCTTGCGACTTGCTCTGCGTCCACAACTGGAGCCTTAACCGGCTTGATGGCTTTGTCGGCGCCCATTTTCCGCAGGTTCTCATGGTGCCCAAGCATCTCTTCGACTGTGGTTGCTGCTTCGTTACCGCCGTGCTGCGGATACTTCCGGAGAATGTCTACGCCGCGGTTGCCCAGTTCAGAGTTTGCGGACCCTGTGAACGGTCCCCGGATTCTCGCAGGATCTACAGCGTTGAGCGCTCTAGCCACAGGCGAGCCCGAACCCTCTTTCCCAGTCCCTTCATGGAAATCCTGCTTATATTCTCGCCACGTCTTTTTCGCATCGCCCCACAGGTCTTTTGCTCCGTGTGCTTCCGCCAGTTCTCCCATCGTGTCCACAATCGTTTCCTGGACAGAACTGAGAGCCCGCACCAGGTCGCCGTTCATGCGGGCCGATCCACGGAAGTTTTGCCGCAGTCGCGCATCAATACGGCTCTTGAGGGATTGCAACTTGTCCCAGGACATCGGTTTCGGGCCTTCGAGTTCGATATTGTGAGCCTCTGCCGCGTCCGCCACGTTTGAAGGTAACTCCTCCCCGTGACCCAGAATGGCGCGAAATTCCTTGATGTTTTCCGGGATGTCCTGAAGGATATTCGACTCCGCATTTGTGACCGCTTCTGTTAGCGGCTTGGGATCAACTTCCGGGTTGCCAATCTTCTCGCGCACCGCATCAAATTTGGCGTCCGCTGCCTTGTGGACCGACTCTTCCACCTTCCCGATATGCTGGCGAGCCTTCACGCTGGTTTCGTCCAACGTTTTTGCCAGCGTTTTCCGCTGTGCTGCAGTCTCGGTCGCTTCCGCGTGAGCGCCTTCCGCCTTAGCTGTATCTTCGGCGGCCTTATTCACCGCACGCTTCAAGTCGCTTTCTGGACCAGAAACCTTGCGAGCAAAGCGTTGCGCCTTCTCTGGCAGTCCTTTAGTGATCGACTCGCGCAGTTCACCCGGAGTGGCTGGCGCCTTGATCTTGCCTAAGACTCGCCCGCCCAGTTCGCCAGCCGCCTGGGAGCCCACTCCCACCCCGAGCGCTTCCGGTAGAACGCTCAACGCCGCTCTCGGAGTTACCTTTCCCGAGGCATAATCCTTCACGGCACTTTCGACGGGATCTACCACTAAGCGTTCGAGCCCGAGCCCCACTCGCTTGAGTCCACCCGTGTCGCCGCTGTACTTCTTGGTTTCCTCTTCCGTTGGCTCATCCGCGAACGCATGGTAGACGGCGCCAGGAGTCCCGAGCACAGCACCGCCCGCAGCACTGAGGGCACGCACTGCGACGTTTGAATCCTCCGCGCCGGGATCATAAGGAGCGACCAGGCGCTTGTAGAAGCCGGGAGTCTGCGGGGCTTGCGCGTCCTGCTGTACAGGTTCCGCAATGGCTGCGAAGGGATCAGCTCCGCCAGGAGCGGATACAGGTTCAGCGATCGAAGCGAATGGATCTTCTGCCACTAGGGTTTCACCGTATGGCCGGATGCCTCAATCGCCTTGCGGATTTCATCATCAGACTTGCCCTTCATCTGGGGAAGCAGTTTTGCCTTCGCAAGACTGACTGCCTTGCCGGTTGATGCCGTGGTTCCACCTGCTGCCACTGGCCCGTGCGCGGCCTTGAATGCCTCCTCTTTAGCTCGTAAATTTGTGTGCGCTGCGTCTACCAGTTGCCGGATGATGTCCGCAGGATAACTGCCAGTCGTAGGAGCGTTCGCCCACGTCTCCAACTTGTTGCCCCATCCAGCTTCCAGCATCTTGTCCAGTGCAAGACTCGTAAACCTTCCCGCTCTGGCTCTTTCGAGAGCAATGGCAAAACCTTTGACGTTCACGGCATCATTTGGTTTCTTTGCCATCTCGTCCGCTGTCTTAGCGAGCGCGACTGCTCCATCTCGCTCAGTCCCGGCCTTTGTGATTTCAGGCGTGGCGCTTTGAATGCCGAGAGGCTTACCTACTCTCGCGCTTGATGCTGCCGGCCTCATACGATCTTTGGCCGCGCCAGGAGTCATCCCCGGTTCAACAGGAGGGGAGCCCGCGCCGCGCTCTGTGGTAACCTCCACCGGAATGTTATTTCCGTACTCGTCCTTGACGATTTTCGTGGTCCTGGACTCGCCGTTCCTTTGCGAGTCGTAAGCCATCTTTTGATTGAAGAAGGCTAACTGCTCCGGAGACCATTCCTTGATCTTCTTGCCCCAGTGCGTCTCGTAAACCGCCGCCTCTTGCGAGAATTTGGAAGTTCCGCCAGCCGTACCCTTGCGCTGTTCGCGGTAAGCCTGCTCTTGCGCGGCAGTCGGATTGTCCGGGTCTCCGCCTTCAGACTCCACGAATCGCTTGAGCCCTTGCCCATAGTCGCTTACCTTGCCAGCACGTGCTTCTGTGCCAACCTTCGTGCGAATCGCTCTTTCCGCGTCGGCTTCCGACCATCCTATGTCCAGCAGTTGCTTCTTTTCTTTCGCGAACGGGTTGCTGTCGGTCGTAGCAGATCCAGAAGTAGCCGCCGCCGCATCAATCGGGGCCATGATGTCCGCAAAACTCTTTTTGGCCTGTCCTGGAGTTACGGGAGCCTTGTTTTTTGAAAGATGCTGGCGGATGAACCCACCGAGATGTGCGAGGGCGCCGGGATTCTGTTCGGGATGGTAGAGGTCGGTAAGCGCCTGCCGCGCGTCATGCAGCGCCTTGTCGTTCGATTCGAGATCCTGCTGATAGTTGGGGTGTTTGGGATCTAAAGTCGATCGCCTTTTCTGCAGGCCGGCAACATCGTCTAGGATGGATTGCGTCTGCGCTTGTAACTCTTCGTGCTGAGTCGCCTTGCGGTCAGACTTCTCATTTTCAATCCGTTGAACTGTCGGCTGGTCGCCCGCAGCTTGCGCGAATCCTTCGAGCAGGTTTTGTCCGAATGCCATAGGTCTCTCTCTATATTGCCGATACATCATCGAAGGACGTAGGATCTTCTCCGCCGCCGCCACCACCAACCGCACTAGCACCCTTTTTGAGCAGTGAAGCAAACCCGCCGCCAGGAACAAACGCGGACGCGATCGACGTGATGCTTTTGAAGATGTCGTTCAACTTGGCCGCCTTCTGTTGCTGAATCGTGTTGGCTTCACTGAAGGCAGCTTCATGCCCGCTGGCGCCGGCCGCCAAGAGACTTGACCCACTCGCGCCCAGGGCGCTTGCCGCTTCTCCGGTCAATCCGGAAACCATCGTGTCGTACTCCGACCGAACGCCTTCCCCCGCTTCTTGCTCTGCTGCATTCGTTCCCCCGCTGCGGTTACCAAACTCAGACGCGGTTTTCTTTTGCTGTTGCGCGCGCTTGTTGATGCCCGATATTTGCGGGCCGAGCACCTTAGAAATCTTATTCGGGTCACCAGACAGGATTGACTTCCAAAAACTGTCCGCACTATTGATGTCGCTTTCCCCTTTGGACGTTGCGAAATTAGCAAGCGAGGCGATATTTCCAAACTCGCTCTTTTCCTGCTTGGTCGGACCCATCCCGATTCCGAAGAACCCGTCCTCGTTCGTCCACAGATAGCGCAACCAGCGTTTCATAATTGCTCCGCGCACATTGTACAACCCTAAATAAGTGTAACCACAGCATATTCGACCGTCACGGTAAGCGTGCCATCGCCCGCCAGCAGTTCTGCCGAGCAATCCGAAGGCAACGCGATCGACAATGGCTGGTTGTCGAAATTCAGTTGTGAGTTACGCCCAATCACGGCAGATACCCAGACCTGACTCGCGCCCTGGTCCATAAACCCCGTCGAGCTAAGAAAAGCGAATGCGTTTCCCAAGTTCGCCAGTGTGGGTTGCGTCCCATCGTAGATGCATAGGTACTGGTTCCCGGAAGCATTGACCGTGTACGGTGTCGTCGCAAACTTGTACTGCAGGACAATCAGGCAGGGCGCGTACATCGAACCCGCACCCGGCGCAGCCAGCAGTTGAATCGGGAGCGCCTTGAGTGCGAGAACACTGGCGGATGGTATGGTAACCGCGATCGACAAGAACAGCGGAGGAGTCGGAGCCGGTGTCGCGCCGCCACTCGCAGCCGCGGCCACGTTCGTGATGTTGGTGATTGAGCCAGTATTGGCGTTTACTTTTGTATTCAGCTTCTTGATGGCGTCGTTGAGGTCTTTCAGGCCATTGAAGCTGTAGCGGATCGCGCTGACAACGTGTTCGTGAGCCTTCCCGTCTAAATTAAAAGGAAATCGGAAGGACGTCGGTTGGTTTGGCATTTATTTTGTGCCGTAGAATGCACGTTCGCGGGCTCGCTGACGCCGACGCCAGTTACGCACTCGATCGCGCAACAGGGCGTAAGTAATATCATGCCGACGTTGTTCGTCTCTGTACTGCTTGTAACATACGTAACACCATGATTGAACCGAGTTGGGGCGCCGTTTGTCGATAGCAAAATCCCCATCCCGATTTTTAGGCTGCTTACATCTTGTACAAATCTTAACTCTCACCCTTACTTGGTCACTCCTTCAATTCGCTCCACTTCTTATTCAAACGGTTGCCCCTGTGCGCGAACTTCCCCCTATAGGTCGTATGATCTGATACTCGTCAGTTCTGCCCCAGCGTCCAATCTTTAGTTGTAGGTCATCCGCAAAGATCCGGTGTGCGGCGTCGGTTGAAAAGGTCTGAAGTCCAATCAACTTGAACTTATTTGCCGGCAGCGTCACTTTCGTCTTGGCCTGTAAGCCGGCCGTCGAAGGCAACGGGATGGTGATGGTCGGCCATGCGTCGAAAGTCAGCACAAGAGTAACCCCAGAGGTCGATACATACGGTACATTCATCTCCCGTACATGGCCCCAACCGATCAATCCGAGCGACGTCATTTCCGTCTGCCAGTTGAAACACAACTCCGGCCACGGCTGCGATACCAACTTGGTTGTCCATACTCTCCACTCCACTCCATCGGTAGAAATCACGCGCGCCGAGTGCGCCACGAACGGAACGCAACTGAAAGCCTTGACCGATTGCTGGTTGAATGTGGCCGGCGTCTCGTTCAGGGGATGCAGGGTTAGAGTGTCGGCGTCTTGCAGGAAGAAAGTTTTGGCCTGGTTGAAGGAATCGGCTTCAATGATGACACCCTGGATGAACTTTGCCCCGCCGCTGTCGAGCCAGTCGGTAGCTCGCCCGTAGATGCCCTCGGGCATAGGAATGATAGCCGGTTGCCATACGTACAGAACCGTTCCAGACTGGGTTGGCCACTGGAAGATCGTCCCCAGGTCACGGGAGTAAAGCCCTCCCCCGGAATTAAAGTCCAAAACAACAGCATGTCGCCCCTCCTGCACCGATTCGTAGGAATTGATGATGGCGTCACTCACGGGCGCGGTGTAGAGCGCCGTGGATGGCGTAATCGTAAGCGAGAGGTCGGCGATAACTGGCAACTACGTCCCCTTTGGTGAGCCCTCAATATACAGGTCACCCCAATGCTTCTGACTTCTCACGTCTCCCGCAGTTTCGCACGGCATCAGCAACACGCAAACCGCATTCTCGGAACTAGAATCCGCCAACGGCCGCACCGTGCCATCCGTGCAACCGCACAGCACTCCGTTGATGTTGTCGCCTTCTTCGAGCGAGTGCGTGACCACCGGATGCTGGTAGACGTCCCACACCCAACCCTTTGCCGCGACATCGAAAGTCAACGTGCGCTGGTTCCCATTCACATCCTGATAGTCGTAATAGACGTAGCCTTGCGCGGAGTTGAGCCGCTGCGAAGCTGGCCGAGTATCATCTGGCGGGTAGACGACAAAGCCGCCGCGAATGACCGGCTGTGGCTTGGCGCCTTCATGCGGGAATAAGTTGAACAAATCCGGATCTGTGATCGACTCTCCGCCTTGACCGAAAGGCGAGAGATAGACGCCATCTTTGGCACGGAAGAACACATTGTTCCCTCCATCCACCGTCAAGGCCCACGGCATATAGATGCCGCGCTTCAGGCTCGATTCCTGCAAAGTCCAAGTTGCGCCGATCGTGCCATCGACAGTCGCAAGTGCGTTGAAGAAGTTAGGGTAGATGAGCCATGCGCGCTCGGGTGATGCCACCCACCCGAGGCCATCCACAATCAACCCATTCACTAGGGGCTCGCTTGGACTGGTCACGTCCTGTTGGTTGGTATCCGGCGCCGAGTCCAGGTTGTTCCCCTTGGACCAGTACAAGACTCCCGGACGCAAAGGATCTCCGCAAGCAAAAGCGAAGTTTACGTTGTCAGTCGGTCCCCACATGAAAGGCAAAGGTTGCGCGGCTAGAATCGGCTCCGCGATTTCATAGGTTAGGCCAGTGCCGCTCGCCAAAGGCACAGAAACAGGTACGCCGTTCTGGATCTCCTCATTAGTTGCCGTGAGAGTCGTAGTGGAGGACGGGCGCCGGTCGAGCGTGTACGCCACCGCGGAAGCTGTAGGCGACGTCGGCCCGAGAATGATAATGGTCCCCGGCAGCCAGCGCACGTTGAACTGGTCGCCGGATACCCACGTAGCCACGCCCCCTGCAACATTCACAATCCCTTTGCGTGGAAGGTCGATCGAAGGGAAAGGCTCGAAGTTGTCAAACTCAAGTACCGGGTTGGCGATTACATCGGCATCGAGCAGGGTGTCTTTGAACGGAGTCGAGTTGTTCGGCCCAGTCCCTACGTAGGTGTAGTTGAGCAGACCGACATCTCTCCGGTAGAAATCAATTTTGTCCACCTGGGGATCAGTCGAAGGTGTTGCGGTTACCTGGTTCGCGAGCACAGAGAGCGACTGCACTGCGGATGCCGGCGAAGGATTAGAAACCGCACCTGTCGCAGATGAACGGTAGGTATAGCGGTACTGTGCGTCCGTGATGGTTGAAGCCGGGATAGGAGGAATGAAGTTGCCGGCAGACTTGACAACTAAGATCCGACCGCTGTGATACCAATAGTCGTAATCCAGTTCAATCGGATAGTTTCCCGCCGCAGAGAACGTGACTGCAACCGAAGCAGTATCTACCTGCCCTGCACCGTCCAGGGTCACTGTCTTGGGAATCAACGGATAGCCGTTTTTGGCGGTAACCTTCTGACCCATAACGCTGAGTACCGTCCCGCCCGAAGGCCCAGGCCACGTCGCAGTACCCGTACCAGAGCTGCCAATGCCCCACAACACTTCATCCTTCGACTGGATGGACAAGTTGTAAGTGCCAGCAACCGGAATGTACAACGTCGCTTCCGCGATGAAGTTGAAGTCCGAAAAGCCCTCACTCTCTAAGGCAGGGGTGAATACCGGGACCGCAGATCCAAGGACTGCCGCGTTATATGGAACATCTACCTGCGTACCGGGGTTGGTTGTCAGATGAAGCGCGGTATTGGTTGGAGGCGGAAAGGCTGCGACCGTGTAACTTACCGCATTGATGACCAGGACGTTCCCCGCAATGATCCCGGTAAAGTCATCTCCACTCACCCACCCAACCGAGTTCCCTAGCGGCGAAGTGGTGACCGTGCCGGAATACTGGTTGTACTGCGTCCACTCCATCGGAACCGCTTGGCTTCCGATAGCGCCCTGGTCGAAGATGAGCGAGTTCCCAATCGTTGAACCGTTCGGAGGAGTGTTCAGTCGGATAGGTCCAGACCCCGTGCCGGTGCGGAAGCGCCAGATATAGTTCCCGGTTGGACCTGAGTGCGGGCTGTCTCCCCAGTAAGTGACGGTCACGTCTCCGATAAGCGAGAGAACGTCCGAGGCCGGCGTCGAAGCGATGACGGGAGTGCCTTGCGGTTCTTTAATGCCCATCTTGTAGGTCAAACCATCCGACCGTACTTTGGACATCTTGAGCGAGTCGCCTACATACATCCACGGCTGGACGGAAGTATTCGGGCGGAAAGGGACCAGGGAGAGAGGGTTGCCGCTGTAGCCGGTGTCTACCTGCGTGATGCCGGCGTAGAGATTCGAGGACGCGCCTCCGATGAGAATGAACCCTAGCGCGGGTCCGGCAGGAGTCGTGTCGTTCAGCCGGCGAATGGAATAGACAGGTCCAGGAAGAGTCTCAACCGATGAGTCCTGTGCCGCGCGTGGCCGAATCGCATCGCGAAGGTAAGCGCGCACGTTCTGCGCGAACGGGTACTTGCCTTCCGGCATCCTGTCCGGAGGCAGTACGGTATTCATCCCGTGAAAGTCGAGACGCTTGGCATCGGGATTCCGCTCGTAGGGTTTCTCCGCCATTGTTTATTTATGAAGCGAACGACAGGCTTCAACCTTCTTGCGTTCCTGCAATAGCCATTGGTAGGGGACCAGAATCACCATAAGCATAAGACCGCCAATCGTAATTCGATCAACGCACAGCATTTATTCCCCCTTCTTTCTTGGTTGATTGATGTCCTGCCGGCGCCCTTCGAGCCCAAGCATGTCGCGGAACAGCCCCATAGCCGCCAGCCGCTTGTTAGTCTCCATCGCGAACTGGAAGAAGTTTTTCTCCAGGTCCTTTGTGCTCGAAAACTCTTCTCCGCCCATTTTGAAGCTGGCCAGAACTTGCGCGTAATCGAGGATCACATCGAAGGCGTCCTTCGAGATTTGCACAAAGTCGGCATCGAGTACCGGGACCGGCGCGTTGCCTACCACTACCAGAGACACACCCCGTGGTGATCCGCCTACCGGACACGGAGCCAAAAAGTCCATCCCGGCAGTCACAATCGAAGGCCATGCGCTGCCATCGTTCTGCCATTCAGGAGAGAATCCATCCTGCTCGCGCACAGAAGGCGTATCCACAGGGATACCGTTGATTGTCGCTGTCAGCAGCCAGTTTGACGCCTTCATAATCTGCAGACCATCCTGGTAGCGCTTCAGGCAGTAGTCGGCGCGCGCGCGATCGGTAGCTTCGGAATCCCGCCCCAGGAGATCCGACATAGCGCCCCACTTGGCCAACCATGACCAGTCATCCGGAACCCCAAGCAGAGTATTCGCCGGAGGATTAAACGGTATCCCGGCCATGAGTGCGATGACGTCGTATTGGCCAGCCACGTTTGGCCCTGTGTCCACATCCATTGCCAAAGGCGGCCCGGTGATGACGCCCCAGGACTGCGGGACGCTAGGAGTCTGGGCATGGTCAGGCTCGAAGCTGTCCCATGCGAGGTTATCTTCCCGCGTCATCGTATTGGGCAACCCGGAATCCGGCATGAAGCGAGCCCGCCGCAGTTCAAGCGTTGAATCCGGGAAATACGTCCTGCGCGTGTTGGGAACTGAGGGTAGCGGACCCATCTGCGCGATGTTGCAGCCCGAGACCTGGATCATCTCGTCCCGGCGCCGTTGCAGCGCAAATTGAAGGTCGGCAATATTGAACTGCGACGTCCCTGTCCAAACCCCTCCCGTGGGTGGCTCTAGTAAATGATATTCAAGGATTGTGTAGAGGTCGGTGTCAGTGAGGGTGCGAAGGCGGGGAGATCCAGGCAGTCGGGAGAGATCGTACCAGGGAACAAAGTTGGGAGTGAAAGCCAAATCCGCGTTCCACTGTTCAGTCAACGCATTGAATGTGCGGAGCGCTTCGGCTAGATAAAGTCCAAGTTCAGGATTAGTCCAGAAAGCGTTCGTGGGGTCCGCTAGGCGCTGTGCGAGCGCCTGCTTTGCAGCAGCGAACGTGAGCCATTGGAATTGTGGCATGTCACCGCTTCAGTGCCTTCTTTTGCTTCTGTTTGTTTTCGGTTGAGTAGAAAACTTTCTTCCAGTTCTTGCCGTAGGTCCGCTTCATGCTCTTGGCCACCTTCTTGCCATGGCCCGCGAAATGTTTGGAGACTGGCATACTAACGCTGGCCTGCCTCGCCTAAAGCACTCACGGAACACACGATGGAGGCCCATTCGTTTTCAGGAATGACCAGCGTGGTGTCGCCGTGTACGACTCGCACGCTACCGTCCGCAAGGCGCTTGAACCACCATCCATCGCGCCAATGAAAACCGGTCTGTCTATCGTCCAAGGGAGTCATCTATATAATTCCCCATAACTATGGGGTCGTTGGTGCCGTTGCCGGTGCCGGTGCCGGTGCCGCGTTCAGTACTTGAACCACGGCGTTGATGTACGACGTCACCGCCGCAGTGCTGCCGTCCTTACCAGCATCCTTTAGCCCTTGAGCAATCACTGGTTGCATAAGCTGAAGGACATCAGCCAATTTCTGTGGTCCCGTTCCAGCCTGATTACCGAGCGCTGCCGCCTTCTGTTCTGCGAGCACCACAGCGGAAACGGTTGAGTTGAATAGCGGGCCGAGAGCAGGAGCGAATAAGCTAACCGCAACCTCTCCCGCACCCTCCGCCCAAGGCAGGATAAAATTGAGGCCCTTCTTGAAGTCGTGTCCGACCGCCTTGAGAAAACTTACGAAGCTCATACTATTCCTCCCGGTAAAAAGAATGGTGTCCAATTTTGGCCGTTGCGGTCATTTGTTGCGCCCATGCGGGGATCGGGATTGAATCCGCAAAGTAGTGCGTGGCCCCGTTCGTAAGATCAGAGTCTCCGCCCTGAAAGATTGAGTCCGCAACATCATAGCAGTCCACAAAAGGGGCATCTGGCGAGACAGGAACTTTAGCCAACTGCGGATCATTGGAGGCAGTCATGGAGGAAAACTGCCAAGGTTGATAGACGATTTCTGCCCATGACTTGTTGTGCTTCAGAGCTCGATTCTGAATCACATGCAGAACTGCACGGATACCGTCGCGCCCCTCCCCGCGAGCCTCGCGCCATGCACAGAGCGCAGCGCACCACTTTTGGAATTCGTTCCAGTTCATCATTTCCCCAAGTAGTGCAGCAACAGATTCAGTCCCACTGCTATAACACTGATCCCGGCTCCCATAGCCCACATGCGACCTTCCATGTTGCTCCTGTTAGTTTCGAGTAGCTTGAGTCGGGCATCCATTTCACTTCGCAGAGCATTATGCTGTTCATCATACATATCGCGCCGCATAAACTCGCCACGTTCATGAGCGATTTGCTCCCGAAACTGGTTCATCTCATCCAGGCGTCGGTCTATTTCTCTGCGAGCTAATACTAGTGCTTCTTTGTCAACGATGTGAAACCGGTGGTGCGCGTCTTGCCACTGTTCGCGAAGCTCGCGCTCATGGACAGTAAGCCTCCAACACTCCTCAACATTGTGTCGCTCGGATTTACTTGTTTCTTTGTCATCCATCTCACATATTCTCCCTGGGGGGAGGGGGGGGGCTTATTCTCCTACTTTGCGCTCAACACTCAGTTTATCAACTGCGACCACGGCTGGATCGTAACTTGGTATCTCTCCCTTGAACACACTCGGCAACCAGGCGAACTTTGGACTACTCGAAAGAATGAACTGAATTTGATCGAGCGCCAAGTCTACAAGAAATCCGAAACTCGCTGCTGTAGTCAAGGTCGGAGGAATCGTAATCCAGTTGGCAAGGCCTGGAGTCACGCCGAGATAGATAACCCCCTTCGAGAGCGTCCCTGGATCACGCAGCCAGAGCGAGAACAGCACCGTGTTAATGGCAGAGCGCAACAGGAACACGTCCCAATTTCGGGACACAAAGGACCAGCGCGAAGGGTACGTATTGACCTTGCTCCGGAACGCCGTAGATGCCCGCTGCAGCAATCGCAGCAGGATTCCCATGTAGAACATCACGATCAGCAAGACTGTGGGATTCAGCCACAGCGCCCCAACTTTTATGTCCATGATTCCCTCATTTTACTGAACTCCCACGACAAGATGGCCACCTAAAACCAAAACTCCCCCGAGCGTAACTTTCACCGGACCCGGAGGAGGCGGAACCGGAATCGCTGTGCCCTGCAACGCAATCGTCTGCGGACTGTTTACCGTATTTGAGACCACCGAAATAGATCCGAGATGCACGTTGCTGATACAGCCTCCGGCGCTGTCAAACTGCCCACACAAGGTCGAAGGAGTAAAGGTAGCCTGCTCTGAGCAGAAGGCGCCAACTGCGAGCGTAGAGCCGCAGGCTCCGGTTACGGCAAAGTCCGCAGTCGTAGATGTCACCGCGAGCCCTGTGGCAGTCGCCGTGCCGTTGTTTGTGACAATGAATACCAAGGGATTGCTGGTTTTCCCTACCGTCTGGTTGCCGAAATCAATGCGCGAGATCCCGAGAACTATGTTTGGCGTCCCCGTGAAACCTGTGCAACTGAGGGTCGCGGTATCCGGACTGCTCGCAGCATTCGACGCGAATATCAGGGTCGCAGTCAGGAACCCTGTCGCCGTGGGTTGGCAGTTCACCGTAGCCGTGCAGGAATTGCCAGCCGTTACCGTCCCGCAGTTGTCGCTTTCAATGAACTGGGTTGGATTGGCGCCGCCAAAGGTTAGCGGAGTCGCGATCACCAGGTCCGCATTCCCGGTATTGGTCGCGGTGACAGTCAAGCCGGCCGAGGTTGTTCCCGTCTGAATGCTCGGCGGAGAGAAGGCCAGCGACGTTGGGGCCAGCGAGATCCGCGGCGTAGGCGCAGCCACTCCATTCACCGTCAATGTAAGGTTCTGCGGGCTGTCGGACGCATCATCCACCACATGAACGTTCGCCGTGCGTGCGCCAGTCCCGCCAGGTGTCACTGAGACATCCACGGGGCAGAAGGCACCAGGAGCGAGGGTCAACCCGCAGTGATTGACCAAGGTGTAATCCCCTGGGTTGGTTCCGGTCAGGGCGATGCTCGAAAGGTTCAGCGTTGCCGTGCCAGTGTTCTGGATCTGGCCACTGACCACTTTAGACAACACGCCTACCGTGACGTTCCCGAAATCAATCGAAGATGGAGTCAACGTAACCGCGGGCGCCGTCGCTACGCCTGTGCAACTCAGAGACACCGTGAGGGGAGAAATGCTTGTTCCGGTAAAGGGTTGCGTGAAGGTTCCAGACTGCGCGCCGGCAGCGATCGGATTACAGCGAATGAAGTACTGACATTGCGCCTGGGGAGCAAGGTTTTGGTTGCAGGTTGGATTCCCGAAAATGAAGCTAAAATTTGGATCGTTGATGGTCGCTCCCCCGAGCGCCAAGGATGTATTCCCAGTGTTCTGCAGGGTCACCGCTTGGTTAGCGCTTACCTGCCCCACCGTGATGCTTCCGAAGGACAGGCTGGACGGGGTAAGCGTGGCGCCGTCTTGTGTACCGAAGCCGGAGAGAGTTACGACATTTGGAGACGAAGCGGCGTTTGAAGCAATCGAAATATTTCCCGTAAGCGGACCAGCCGAGAGCGGCGCGAACTTGACGTTAATGGTGCAGGTAGATCCAACCGTGACCGTCCCGCAAGCGTTGGCCTGGGAGAAATTTCCGGTTGGAGTCACGCTCGAAACAACCAAGCTGGCCGTGCCGCAGTTGGTTACTACAACCGGCAGGCTGGCTGAAACCGAGTTTACCGGAGTGTTCGGGAAACTAAGGCTGGTCGCACTCAAGCAGACTGCCGGAGCGGTTGCTACTCCTGTCCCGGTAAGAGCCGCAGTCGATGGAGTCGTACTCGCGCTATTGACCAGCGTCAGAGTCGCCGCGCGCGCGCCAGTCGTGGTTGGCTTGAAGGCCGCGGGGATGATGCAATTCTGCCCACCCGGAAGCGGGTTGGCGCAACTGTTTGCCAAGAGAACGAAGTCTCCCGGATTGGCTCCGGCCAGTGAAAGCGTCCAGCGCATCGGGCCTGTGCCTGTATTCGACCAAGTGAAGTTGAACGGTGCGGTTTGTGTCCCAGACACTTGCGAGCCGAAATCATGGGATACAGGAGCAAGGCTGGCAATCGGAGCCGTGCCAGTGCCCGAGAGAGACGCCTGGTGCGGACTGCCCGTGGCGCTATCTGCCATCGACAGCGCAGCAATCTTGAGGCCGATAGAAAGCGGGCTGAAGTACACCGGGATCGTGCAACTGGCGCCGGCAGCCAGCGTAGTGACTCCGGCCGGAGTGAAGGAGAAAGCCTTAACAAACTGCCAGCGCGTCCCATTCGTAGCCAAGCCACCAAACGCGGCATTGTTGGTGCCCCAGAGATTCATCATGGGGTTGGCAGGAGCAAACGGGATGTTCGTGCTGTGCGTCTGACTCAGCGTGCCATCAATCGAAAACGCTACCGAAGGCGCCGTCCACTTGAAGCCATAAACGTGGAACCCCAGTTCCGGGTTGGCCAGAGTAGCCGTGGTTGCAGTGTTCAGGGACGGAGTGCTCCAAGTTGTCCACTCGATCGTATTCGGTAGTCGCCCTTCAATCTCCGGCGAATCAATCTCCGTGTAGGGATTCGAGATGGAACTGTTCAGAATGAAGTCGGAAGAAACCTGTCCCGAGGGAACCGTGCCAGTCAAGTAAGGCGTGGTCGCCGTGGATGCAGAGCGCATCGACCAGCGATAACTTCCGAAACCGAAAGCTGTGGTCGATCGTACTTCCGCGCCCACCGAAATCGTAGGAGCCGCCCCGCTCTGGACTACCTTCAGTCCGAGCATCCCGTTCGACAAGTCCACATTCGAGGTCGAGAAGGTGCTTGTGTTCACGCCTCCGATATTTCCCGGAGCCGTCCCGGTATCTATCTGCCACTTGGAACTGAGGGCGCCCTGGTCGAAGTTGTCAGTGAATCCACTGGCTGCGGTCGCGCACTCGCCGGCAGTAAAGTCTCCGGGATTCGCTCCAATCAGCGACACTCCGGAAATTGTTACCGGCGAGGTTCCCGTGTTGGTCGCCGTCACGTTCGTAACTGGAGAGAAGTTACCTACCAGAACATCGTTGAAGTTCACCGTGGACGGTGCGAGTTGAATGGTCCCAGGGACGGTCCCTGTACCTGTCAAGGTTGAGCCTACCGGCGCACCATTCGAGGCCACCGAAAGCGCAGAGGTCAAGAGGCCCGCTGCTGCTGGCTTGAAGAATGCATTGATGGTGCAGGACTGAGCCGGCGTTATCGTCCCGGTCGAAGGGCAGTTGTTCGACTGCGAATAGGCGGTTGGATTCGTGCCGCCAAGACTGATGGTGACTCCGGTCGAATTGATGCTTCCGCTCGCAGTGAGGGTGAAGGCTTGGCACAGGACCGATGTTCCTACCTGTTGATTCCCGCACGCCGCACTGGACGGACTAAGCGTCATGGCAGCCGCGCCGCCGACGCCGCTCATCGGAACTGTTTGTGGAGATCCGGGAGCGTTGTCAGTGAAACTCATATTGGCCGTGCGCGAGCCCGTAGCCGTTGGGCAGAACTTGGCGCTCTGCGTACAGGAAGATCCAGGTCCGAGTGAACCACCCCCCGCACCCGTCGCAGTGAAAGTGGAGAAGCCGTAGTCTGCTTGAGTATTCGCTCCCTGCAGGAACATACCCATTCCCGGAAAACCTGAAGCGAACGTTGTATCGGTAGCCGTGTTGACCTGGATGCCGTTTTTGAACACGGTGATAGTCGAGCCCGTGATTGACGCCTTGACTACATCTCCGTTGACTACCGCGCCTCCTACCGCCTTATTGGAGAGCATAGTGAAGCTGCCAAGCGGTCCATTCCAGCGAACAATTTGGGTGTAGGACTGACCCGGCCCAACCGCAAAATTTATTTCGTAGCCCTTTATGCTGTGCGGAGCGATCGTAGTGCGAAGCCGTAGTTCCAGTTCCTCAAACGTCGATTGAACGTGTGAGACGGTGTGGACAGTTGCGGTAACCGTCTGGTCGTTATTCCATGATCCACCGACTACCGCGGTCGAGTCGTTCAGGGCGCCAGAACCAGTTTGCGTCCCGAAAGCAAGTCCGGGAGTTGTTCGGACGTTGGCCCAGTCGAGACCTGTCGTTCCACCATTGATCCAGTTCCCGCCTTCTGAAATCGGGTTCTCGGTAGCCGGGAAGTTGGTTGTGTAGGTGCGCGAAGCCAGCAGGCTAGGACAACTGCCAGTTCCGCCTACCGGAAAGTCCAAGGGGTTCGTGCCCGTGAAACCAAGGTTGGTAATGGTCAAAGCCGTACTGCCCGTGTTGGTCAGCGTGGTTTGCTGGACTGCGCTGCAACTACCAGGTGCGATCGTACCAAAGTTGAGCACGGCAGGATTAAGACTCACAGTGGAAGTACCGCCTGTCACCGTAAGAGCAACCTGGTGCGGCGAACCTACGGCATTGTCGGTCAAGGTCAGGAAAGCGCTACGCACTCCGCTTGCCGTGGGTTTGGCAGTTATGCTGAACGCGCAGCTAGCAGCAGCCGCAAGCGAGGCGGGACAGTTATTCGTCTGCGAGAAGTCTCCCAGGTTGGTTCCGGTGATTGCCTTGCCTGAAATAGTGAGTGCCGCATTCCCTGGATTAGACAGCGCGACTACGACCGGAGAGGACGACGTACTTACCGGGACCGTGCCGAAGTTGACCGATCCTGGACTGAAAGCCACGGCCGGAGCCAGTCCGCCTACGCATCCGCCCGCGAGACCTTCCATGCCAAGGGCCACGCACGGGTCTGCGATGTGGAAGTGTTGCAATACATTCAACCCGTTGACCAAACTAACGTTCGCCCACCATGCCGTGTTGTACTGTCTTGTACTGTGCGGAGCGGAAGGGTTAGGCCAAGTACCTACGCACGGTCCCCCAACACATGCTCCCCCTCCCGGCGCCCCTCCTCCTGTGCGGTCAGTGAAGGTGCAGGGCGCAATGCATTGTGCGTTCATAGCAGCCGAGAAATTGTTCGCTACGGTTTGGGCTCCTGGATAACCGTGCGTCTGCAGCCATGAGTAAGGCGTCTCGCTCTCAATGCTCGGCAGGGCTACTGCGTCTCCGTTCCCGGTTCCGCCAATGATGATGCCGTAGAGGGTCGCCGCACGGAGAATCGCGTACTGAATAATTCCAAGTTTAGCGATTCCAGGACAGGACGGTTGCACGGGATCGAAACAGTTGAGTTGCGGCGTAGTGTAATCGAGAAAGAACAAAGATCCGTTCGGAGGTCGGTTCACGTCAGTCGAGGCAGGGCTTGTTTTAGAAGTACAAAGTTGTCCCGGACTACCGCCGCCAGAACCGATAGGAAACACCGTGAAACCGGGGTAGCGCCCAGTAGGAACGCCGCTTCCGGAGCACAGCGAGTAGCCGTACAGCGCATGATTGATTACTCCGGAAAGCAATTCCTGCAGGCGCATGATCGGGCCGAAGGGGGAAGTACCGCCCGTGATCGTTGAGCCAGTCTGGTAACCGGGTCCGGTATTCCACACATCCATGCCGCAATAACTGTTGCCGTTGTGCGTAAATGTTCCAGGTACAGCCGGGATCTGTCCTGCCCCGAAGGTATAGAACACCCAAAGTTTGCCAGTCACCTGATCGTAGAGGAGGAAATTGGAATCAGAATTTCCGCCTGTGAAGCCGTTGTATGGCAGGAGGGGCTGCATGTGGACGATTTGGCCGTTGAGCCCACTGGCATACGAGTTCCCGCTGCAACCTTGCACCGGCCACGTAGGATCACTGGCCTGTCCGAAGTAGAGCGGCCATGAACTGAAGTCGTCGCTCCCTGGCGTGTGGTACGGGCCTGTTTGAAAATTAGTAAAGTTGCCGGTGACGTTCTGGATCATTTGTGCCGACCCAGGCATCAGGTTGCCCAACGGCCCGCCCGCGCCGGCATTGGGCAGTTGATGGTTATAGAAGGCAGCCGGATAGGGTCGGTTACTGTTTGCCGGCTGGTTCAGGATGTTGTAAGGCGGAGTTTGCGCGAGGGCGCCCGCAACCAGGAACAGGAGCGCGGAGATGAGTCTGCGAATCAATACAGATTCCTCGCATGACGCACTGCAGAAGAAACAAATGGCGCCACTCCGAAAGCAATCGTGGAGTATCCAGGGGCAGCGCTCCCGGTTTTGGTCGTACCTGCCGTATAGGTGCCGGGCGGTAAATTGATCCGGTCTGCGATGTTGAGGCAAGCACCATGATTGTTGAATTCAATTGTGAACCCTGAAGCTGGCGTCTCCCCGCTGCACGTCACCACTCCGCTGTCACCGCTCATGCTGATAATGAGATCATTTGACCCGCTTGTGGTGACTTGGCTGGTAAATGGACTATTGCCCTGGTTCCCCGTATCTACACCAGTTAAGTCCTGGCCGTACTCACCTACCCAAAGGAATACTGGAGTGCTCCCGCCAGCAGATAAATTGAACGTGTCAGAACCAGAAAACGCTCCTGTGCTTGAGTAAAACAGCACGCCTGCCCATGAAGCAAAAGAGATGGAATAAGACTGGCCAATGCCGACTCCGGTGTTACATCCACTCGTAATGCAGCCTGGGAGTGGTGCCTGTGAAAAAGAATTGCCGGGAGTATCGGTATAGCTCAGGGTATGCGAGTCGCCGCTCACGAAACCTACAGCAACTACTAAATGATGAGCGCTAACCGTGAGAGTGCAGGAAGTTGTTCCGCCGCTATTGGTATTTGTGCATTGCTGAACCGGAACCGCTGCAGACACGGGTAGCGCGAACAGGGCGAGAATGAATAAGAGTCGTCGCATCAATTTACCGTGAAATTTACTTGAACCGAGAACCTCTTGGCTACTCCGCCCGCTGTCCCTGATACGGTCTCAATGTAATCCCCAACCGCGATCGCAGTGTTCTGCAAGGTTGCCGAGCAAGTCGTGAACGTGTCCAGGCCCGCCGTGGCTCCTGTCTTGGAACACGCTGGCGCGCCCGAGGCTGCCGTTGCAAGCGCACCTGAAACCAGGTTGGTGACGGTGAAGTTGGACGCGCAAGGACTGCCGGTGCAATGACGGATGGCAACAATCACGTTCGGCGTCCCTGCATCTGCGGTTACGTCAATCTCGTTAACCGTGGCTGCGTAGGCTACTTGGCACTGCTCTTTCTGTGGGCCTATGTCTGTATCCGTCAGGGCGGAACTGGCATTCTCCGCACCAAAGACCAGCGCGCAAGTACGTCGCAGACTTGACCCAGACGGCCCTGCGGCAGTTTTCCATAAAGTTACGATGTGCGTGGCATCCGTAACGGTATCAATCGTAAGAACTTGACCGGCCGTGCCAGGGACGCCTGGTATTGAGGTTCCGAAGCTGGTTGGAACGGAGGTCGGAGCGTACCAGTAAGCCGTGGTGAGTTGACTTAGAGTGGGGACTGCACTTTGGCCGAAACCAATGAAGCCCGCGCTTGAACCGGCAAGCGTGACGCTGATGCCGTTGACATTACCGCCGCCATCGGTCGTAAAGGACGGGTCGCAGGTGACCACGTTCCCCGTCGCAGCGTAGTACGCGATGGCACCCACCGTAGAGCAAGGGGAGACGGTTCCGGTTCCGCCCGAGGCTTGTGGCGCAACTACGTCAGGAAGGCCGATGCGGATAACCGCATTCGTTGCGGCGCCAGAGTTGACCGATTGCACGCGCGCTATGTTTTGTACCGCAACCGGCTCGGTCGCTCCGGCATCGTGGCACTGAGATCCAGAACCAAGCACCACGTAGTCGTTTATCCCAGTTTGATTATCAAAGGTACAGGAGATGGGGCCTTGCACGGCGACCGAGACCGTACCCGTCGTTCCGGCGCCGGCATCCGCGACACCTAAGAGATTGTTGGCATCGGTCGGTTGTGCATTTCTGGCCTGCAGTGAAGAGTTGAGACTGACAAGAAGGAATTGCGTGGTGCCGGGAGAACTGGAATTTGCGTAATCAAACTCAAGCGGCGCTTGTACTAGATCCAAGCCGAGTGGCCATGCGGCCGGGACGATTCCAGTTGCGACACCTTCTGAATTTCCTACCGTGGTCGCAGTGATGAACTTAGCTACGCGGTTTACCGTTCCCGATCCACCCCCGCCTCCGCCGCCCGCGCCTGTACCTTCGCAGACGTCGGTTAACGTTCGGTTGTACGGCATCGGTACACTCCCGCTCGACATCGTGATGTCGTAGCAGGCGCCTTGCGCGACGAAGAAAGTAAGACTCCCGTCCACGTTCGCGACAAAAGGATTCACTGAAGGCGTAGGCGTAGGGTTGTTGTCTGAGAAAATATTCGCCTTGACCAGGGTGCCGGTGTTATAGACGGTCACTATACAACCGGGGAAGGACGCTTGAACTCCGGCGCCAGCGTTGACGTTCGTGGTCCCAATCTGCTGCGTAGCGGTCGAAGGTAGGCCCGAGGTCAAGGCTTGCTCCCCTCCGATTTGACAATCGCCGTTCACGCCGGCAAGGGTCTGCCCGAAGGCTGGAGCACAACACAGAGCGAGAATGAGGACAAGTTTTCTCGTTACCATACTCCGCTTCCTTTTCGCGTGGGCACTTGTGGAGGGACGATTGGCTTGAAAGTTGCCATTACTGCCTCCGGCAATGGTGATCCCGATTGTGTCCAAGAGGGATTCACGGCACCGATCGGCGTTTTGACCAGATAAGCCATGTAACAAGTCGTAGTGGTTCCTGAGTTAAGGATTCCAACGGGAGTAGAGAATCCGGAATCTATAGTCGGAACACTCGCAGTTTGCGAGCCGAATGCACTTACAAAAAGCTCGTTATTGAAAGACGGCGTGAGGCTCCCTGGTTGAATCGGAGAACTACCGCTTGACCCGCTTTGACCTTCAAAGGCTGATGACGGCAATGTTCCAGAGAAGGCCATTGCCGCCATACCTGCGAATGAACTAGAGGTTGCCGTGGTAAACGTGTGCGAGGCTCCAACGGTTCCGGGAATACTGTAAAACATGCGAGTGTGCGTATTGGTGTGAACCTGTTCTGTGAGCGCAGTCCAGGAATTACTTTTTGAATCTGTTGGAACAGCCGGCGTTTTTTGAAATTCCGAAATGGCTACGACCAACAGAGTCGCACCTGTCGTATCCATGACTGCCGTGGTACAGCCATTTGTCCCTCCGCATGTTTGGGGCGTTCCCACCAGGGCAGGTACACCCCAAGCAAAACTAGAGAGTGCGAGCACGAATGCGAAAATGAGCGCCTGTCTCATTGGGTTAGGCTTATAAACCAGCCGGTCTGCTTGCTTGTCCCATCTGCAATAAATGTGAATTTGATTACGTCGCCGTTCGCGATCGTAGTAGTCGAACTTAGGGTTCCTGGCGCTCCGCCCGCCGCCGCGGTACAGGTCACCGGAGTCGGACTCAGCAGCGCTGTGCCGGCGCCGTTGGTGGCACTTAAACTACTGGTTCCGGCATTGTCAGTGAAGCACCCGAGGCGGGTAATCGTCCACGTCACTCCGGAATTGTTGTAGCAGTTGGTCTGAAGATAGGTGCCCGCTGCCATCGCGTTCAAGCCATCCCCGAGACCGGGATAGCAGCGCAAGATGCTGTACTGTGCCGCCAACTGGGTAGCTGTGACCGTGTTGGCAGTCATGTCCGCGCCTACGACCGCACCATAGGTAGGGTCGCCGGCAGCAGCACCGTGCAGCACTGTAGTTGAGGTCCCCAGGCTTGCCAAGACGGACGGGCACACGCCCGCGCCGCCACCTAGCACAATCGCGTGTTGAGTCAAGGTGCCGGAAGAGGCCCACGTCGCCGCCCCGGTGAAGCACACAATTCCGCCAGATGTTCCCGCCACAGTGAGCGCGGGGGTAGTCGTCGGATTAGCTACAGAAATCAGTCCGCCCGTGAACGAAACACTGCTAACCGTTCCCCCGCCACTGCCAGCCACCTTAGTCCATGTCCCGCTTACGCACGTGTAGAGGTCTCCTGTGGTGAGAAGAACTTGTAGATGCTGGCCCTGAGAGCACGTCCCGGAGGGTGCCGAGGTTACGTAATCCACAAACCCCGGACCCACCACTTGCGCGGGCAGGACGCGCGGCAGAAGAAGCAAAAGAATAAGCAGGGCCGACCACCGCATTAGTTTAGAGCCTCCTACGATAAATTGCTGCAAGGTCATGTCATTGCCTACGGAGAGGTTGCAGCTTCTACCACAAATCGTTGCAGCGTCATGCTGTTTCCGGCAGTGCTAGCTGAGCAGAAAAGAATTGGCTGAACCACCAGCGTGCCATTCGTGACAAGATTTACCGGCTGGACAACGAATCCTGAAAGCGGTGTTTTGAAGGGTGTAAAGGCGGTTGTACTCGTGCCTTGCGCCAGGTCCAGAAAAGTATAAACGGCGGCGCTGCCAGATGCAGCCGCTGATCCTTGCATCTCAAACGTTACTTCCATCGGAATATTGGTCATGCTTATCGAAGGAGCGGCTGCGGCTGCGGTATATACGTTTGCTCCACCCACACTCAACTGGAAACCGAAGCTCGGAGGCGAGCTGGAACTGGTAAGAGAGAATCCGAGCGTAATTTTCAACACCTTCTTTGTCGCCAGGTAATTCGCCGGGATAGTGTAGGTAGTTGCGAAATTAGCCGTAGTATTATTCGGGCATGACACTGTGTCCGTGTTTGCTACTGAGGACGTTACGATGCCCCACAGACCCGCCGTGATAGCAGGAAATGTCTGAGTGGTCGAGTCGGTACCCGCAAGCGTTAGAGAGTTATTGATCGTCGCGGTTTTACCATCCGCCACCGTCAGGGTCGAGCTTGTGGCTGGCGCGGTAATCGCCATCTTGTTGATAGAGCTAGCCGTCGCCACGCCCAAAGTAGGAGTAGTGAAGGATGGCGATACCAGCGGAGCCAAGGAAGCCAGCGCCGTACCGGAGTCTTGGATAGCTTGGCTGCCCGCTCCAGTAATTACATTGCCCGATGTGTTGGAACTGGCTTGTGTCACCAGGCTGGCTGGGGCGATAGAAAACTTCGCGTAGGTGAGAGCGCTCCCCGCAGGACCGATTGAAGTCACCTGGGAGGTCAGCAGCCAAGAAGTGGTGGTGTTCGCCGTGCCCGATTGCACCGGGACTGTGCCGGTGTTGTTTACATCCGATGGCGTATCATAATCGATTGCTCTGGTAAAGACAGGGCTAACGCCCAGAGCGCCTACAATGGTGGCAAAGTAAACTCCATTCTGCGTTCCATCGGCCTGGTTCTTGAGCAGGACGCGTTGGCCGATGGTGTTGATAGCAATTCCGTCTAAGGTGAAAGATCCCGTAGCCGTCACGGTGAAAAAGTCTCCGATGCCCGCGCCGACTGCAGTGTAGGCGCCGACCACATTGGCGGTCGAGGCGGCAAGAACCGCTACAGCAGGATTGACTCCTGCGATTGCATTCGCCACAGCCAGGTCGGTGTAGGCGGTAGTAGAGAGTAGGGTTGAATTATTGTTCTGACTCTGAGTAGCTGCGGTTGCCGAACCAGGGAAAGCGAACGTGCTCGAAATCGAGAGTACTGGCGTCGTTGTGCCCGTAGCCACATTGATCTGATTGGCCGTACCTGTAACCGAAGTAACCGTACCGCCGCCGCCTGCACCAACCTGCGCCCACGTCCCAGACTGGCAGGTGTAGATAAATCCGCTGCCGAGAACGTTCTGCTGGTGAGCGCCTTGCGTGCAGGTTCCAGATGGGGCGGAAGTAACATAATCCACAAAACCAGCACCTACTACTTGCGCGGTGGCAAGACTTGTCCAAAATAAGACGATGAATATGAGTTTGCGAATCATCGTGTCACATCCTAGCGTGTCACCAGAACATTCGTATAGACACTGTTAGTGAGCGTCTTGATATTGACCCGGATGAACTTGGCCCATAGCCAGGGCAATTCAATCCGGCCCGCGCGCCCCGTAGTGCTTACCAACGTGAGTCCTGTGGTGTCGCAGTACATCGCATCGGTATCGATGTCGGAGGTCTGCGCATCAACCTCAAACGCTCCGGGGTTTGCTGCGGCTTGGTTGACGTCGGTAAAGAAGATTTGCAGGGAGCATCCGAACGGATAGAAGTACGACATCTTGATCCGTTCCAACTGGACCGCGATACTCGCATTCCCCGCGGCGATGAGTTGCTGTTGAAAAAGCCATTGCGAAGAGTTCGCCCGAAGCAGGCTTGCTAATCCGGCGCCTGGGTAAATCCCCGGTGAAACTGGTGGCAGCGCTCCTAGCGGCATTTAGAACCTCCCAATATTCAACTGTCCATTGACTGTGGCGAACGGCTCACCGTTGTTGTACATATCCGGACGGTACTTAGAGAAATAGAGTGAGACGAGATCACTGTCTCGATCCTTGACCGGCTTGATGGTCAACTTGAACTGCTCGCGCGCTTCCTGAATGATGAACTTCCAGTCCGCACCCTGCCCGCGTTGCATATCCTCGCCCTTATTCGCCTCTTTGAACATGCCCGCCACTTCTTTCGCGCGCCATACAACCGGACTCTCGGTAAGTGGGTAGGGCAAGGTGTCGTTCGGGTTCTGCAGGAGCGGACCCATGCGAAGGTACTGGTAGGTGTAAGGCAACACGCTCAAAGGGTGCGGCCACAATTCGTACAGCATATTTCCAAACGTTGCGCTATTGGGGCGCTGGTCCTGCTCGAACGGAACAAAGTAGTTCGGGTCATCGAAGATGGTTCGCTCCGCATCCTCGACTGCGAGATCCTTCTGACTCTTGCTCCAATAATCCATCGGCCAGTCGTTCGTAGTATCCCGCGCCGACAGGAATCGCTTGAAATCCGGAACCGGGACGGGAAAGTATGCCTGGTAGATCATGTAGGTCGCAGTTGCGTTGGTCGGTTCCATCCACGGGCGGTCGAGAGTAAGTATCCCGGTCACGGGATTGATAGCGATGATGTTGTACAGCGAGTAGAACGGGCTGCGGAATTGAAGCTGCGTAAACAGCGGCATCCCGGTATAGGCCAGCCATGCGTTCTTAGCCGCGAGACTGGGCGCTACCAAGGGAGAAAATGCCGTGACTGCAACCGTCCCTACGCTGGTTCCCGGCCCGCTAGGGAACAACAGTCCAGGAGTAAGCCAGCCCGAGGTCTTGAGTTGCCACGACCACATCTGCGAGCCGTAGATGAGTTCGAGAGCGCGGTTCAGGTACTTCTTCGCTTGCGACGAGGCTATCCCAGGGATTTCGAGCAGCATTTCCTGGATCATCGTGTTGAGCGACATCTTTGACTCCTAAAAATAATGGCGCCCTCCGCTGAGAAGGACGCCAATCGGGGAGAGCACGCCCCCTGAACTTAGTACACGCCTCCATGCCCTTGAACAAGTACGGTCTCAGCAGAGAGGTCGGTAGTATTCGTAACTTCAGTCCCGCTTGAGATTGTGTACCACACGCCAAACCAACTTGCTCGCGGCCCCGCTTGTGAAGGACGAAATCGCACAAGGTAAGTTCCGCTCAGTGACACTGAGGAAAAGTCAAGAGCGTCGATGTAGTTCTGGAAACCCGGCAACTGTACCGGGTCTCCAGTAGTAGCGATGTTTGACGTGTTGGTGTAGGACTTGGGACCGACGTAGTTCCCCGCAAAGGCAAACCGCTTGCCGATGTAGTCCGGGTAACCATGAAACAACGCAAAGAGTGACATCGTTCCCCCTTACCCTTGGACCACAGGCACATACTGCAACAGAATGCGGAACAACTTGCTTACCTGCGGCAAGTCGATAGCGATTCCAACCGAAGTCACCACTACCGCAGTAGTGCTCGCGGGCACGTCCACTACGCCAGTCGCAGCCGTGTTGATAATCGCTCCGATCGCGGGAGTGCCGGTAAAAGACGACTTGCCAAGAACCGACGCGACACCGAGTTCTTGCACGAAGCCATAGTTTCCCGGCGTGATCGAGTTCAGGAACACAACCGGCCGAAGGTCAGTCGAAAGACCGATGGCTTGGTCGTAACTGGTGACAATGTTCATCGGCGGATTCCGCGTACCGAACTTGTTGAGTGAGACCACTGCCAGTGAAGGCATTAAGCCGATGGTGCCTGTCTTGACGTTCGCAGCCGTGGCACCTGAGTCCACCTGCACCCGGCGATAGCGGCCGGCGTACAGGATGCCATTGGTCTGATAGGAGAGGTCATTCGCCTCGGGATTCGTGAGGTCGAAGTAGTCTCCAACATTCAAGCCGCCAGCGAGGACCGGCTGCCCGGTGCGGAGGTCAGTGAAGTAAGACGGTGAAGTATCGTTAGCGGCATTCAGTGCCAGCCAAGTTGGGACAATCGGTTGATAAGGCAATTTATCTTCTCCCGGCGACGAGTTCGCCTATGCCGCTAATTTTTACTTCTACGCGCTGAATCCGAGAAGCACCTGGTTGTGTCGCGGCATCACGTTATACAGATTGGTGCCGAGACGCATAAACAGTGCATCCATCGAAACGTTGTTAGGCATCGGTGCCCTGCGGAGCCCGAAGTTCCAACCCTTCTTGTCAGTCGGCCTCAACTTGAAGCTTCCGGATTCCAGGAAGTAGAGTACTTCGCCCACGGTGCAAGTCGCGTTCGAGGGGAAGTTGCTCCCGGTCGGAGAGGTAGCCACATTCGAGGTCACACCACCTACCGTCTGGGTGTACTGCGGAGTCACCAGCGTTCCAGTCTGCGTGCTCGAACCTGCGCCGTCCTGCAAGTTGTTATTCCCAGACTTGCCGGCTGCCGGAGCGAGTGACAGGAAATCTCCCGCGAGTGCAGAGGGGGCGAGCGGGTCGGGATAGATCTCCATGCCATTGAACGTGACACCGTAGTAGCCGACATCGAATTTCTTCATATCGGTATTGCGGCGCTGTGCGTCGAGAGCGTTGACCACGGCAGTAAAGCCAAACACGTTGGTGATGCCCATATCTGGCTTGCCGCCCGTGACTACAGCCTGCGCCCATCCGCGGGTAAGGGCATTGACGTCAATCTGTCCAGTCCCATTGGTCGCGAGTGCAGCAGCAGTCGCGCCGGCAGTGGTTCCGCCAAGGTACAGCGGAGTCGAATTGAGTGCTGGCCCGATAACCCCATTGCGAGTATCTCCCCCGTAAGTGGAGTAAATGTTCCCGAACGGCGACGGGTCGATACCGTTGTTCAGTCCTTCGTCGAGCCCGTTCGTATTCAGGATGCGGTTGTCTGAGATCCCCGTACCGGCCGGTTGACCGTGACGGAAACTGTCCATCTCGATCATGGTATTCAGAGTCATGGTCATGTTTTCCATGAGAATCTGATACTGGTTCGCGATCATGGCAGGACCGGAGTTTACGACTCCGCCCGTACCGCTACCGTCATCCAGTTCCCAGTCGTCTAGGGGAACCCAGGTCGCGTAGGCTTTCGGCAGGAACTTCATGCCGGTATTGGTCTGCTGGCGAGTGACCGTGACGGTCGAACCCGGAGCAAGAGCGGCGCCCTGCACGCGCCCGTAGATGAAGCCCTCGAACATTCCCGAGCCACCCAGGAACGGATCGAGTACGCCGGCCGCGCGCAATTTAGCTTGGAACGGTGTATCGACAAAAAGGTTATCGAACACAACGTTCTTTCTTACTGATTCTAAATTAGTTGCGTCGATTTCCGAGTAGAGAGGGTCCGTGAGGAACGCGAAATTTAACTGGAACAGCCTCGCCAGCGTCAACAGCAGGAACTTGATAAGCATTGGTCCTCTCCTGGATAACTAAACCTTTAGTGAACCGATTCGTTGGCGGCGATTTCCTTATGGATTTCAACCGCCGTGTTGCGATGCCGCTCCTCGCGCGATAAGCCAAGCGGGCTCGGCCGCTGCTTCGCGTCTACCGCCTTGGTCAGAGTCGAGAATCCGGAAACCTCGGCTTGGCGGATATTCGGATTGCTGCCTACCTTCTCCGCCCACTTCTTGTCGTTCTCTTCGACGGCAGCTTTGGCGACGGCATCATCATGCGTCTTTTGCTCAGCCGCGCGCTTAGCGGATTCTTTCGCCGCAAAGTCGTACTTCTTGGCAGCGTAGGTTGCGGGGTCAAGGCGCTGCGCGGTCGCTTCGCGGATGATCGCGGTGGGGGAATCCGGCATCTCTGTGCCGAAAAGGGTGCGGTACTTCCAAGTGACGTCCGCCACGAAGGCGAAAGCGTTACCTACTTCATCCTTCAGCCCTTTGACAAATTCCGGACTACCTGTGGGTCCGGCAACAAACTTTCCATCCTCTGCTCGCGGAGGAGGCGCCGTGATCGGCGCCTTCAGGATGTCGGGAATCTTGAATCCGCCCTCTTCGGCGGCCTTCAGCGCTGCATCATAAGCGGCCATCTTTGCGGAGAGTGCGGCCTTGTCGTTGGCCCAGGCATCAAGCGCGGGGGAGATTTCAGTTTCAAACTTCTGATTCGTGGCGCGCTGCGTGAGTTCCGCTTTTTCTTGCGCCTGCTGTGCGGTCGAAAGAATTGTGGTGAATCCAGTAGTTACCTTGGCATCGAGAGCGGCGATCTGCTCATCGGAAAGTCCGGTCTCTTTCAGGATTTCGGCAACTGTTTTCATAGCGCCTTCTTATACAGGAGGATTTGAACTGGCCGGCTGCGGTGCCGGTTGGACCACCGAGGCCTGCTGCGCTTCCTGAATACCTTCGGCAGCTTTCGCGAGACCGGCAGACAGAACGGGATTCTGCGCGGCGAGAGCCTTGCACGCCTGGAACAACTTGGCGAGCATCATCTGCTCTGGATTGGCGGGAGCCCCAGACGGAGCGCCACCCCCGGCATCGGGCGATGGTGCTCCACCTTGGGTTGGATCGGGCGTGGGCTGCGAAGCCATGTCTAGCGCTTGCGCCGTCCACCTTTGTGCCGCCGGCCACCGTGCTTTTTCTTGCCCATGTGACCCTTGTGGCCACTGACAATCTTGGTGTGCTTCTTACCGCGTCGCGCCATGTTGCCTCCTAAAAGGAAACGGCTCACCGTTTCGGGTGAGCCGCTCTGCAATCCTTGGGAGGCGCTGTGCGAATCTCAGTTATGACTTGTACGCTGCTGACTCTAGGCGTGTCAAATCAAATCTTTATTCCCATCCGAGCAACGCGCGGATTTTCTCCGACTGCGCGTCATTCACCTTGGTGCGCTCCACCACTTTGACGGTCTGCGAGCCGCCTTGACTCATGTTGCGCTCGACCGTGATTTTCCCTGTGGTTCTTCGGTTTTTCAAGTACGCCTCGATGTCAGTCAGCGTGTGTCCGGAGTTGAACACAGTCTCCGTTACGAAGTAATCCTGCAAGTCGCCTTCAAGTTCTTGTTCTGCCATCGCTAACTCCTATGAGGTTTTCACTGTGGTGCGCGGTTCCCCGCCCGCTCCACCTTTTTGCGCTACCTTGGCCGGCTTCTTATTCGAGTTCGGGCGCCCGCCGCCCTTACCTTGTCCCGGCCCGCCTTGAGGCTGAAGTCCAAGCGCGGCCATGATGCCCGCGGCTTCGGCTTGCAACTTTAGATCCTCGATTTGTTCGTTGATGTACTTCTCGCGCTCCGTGTTCCCTTTCACTTCTCCGTAGTTTTCCATCCCCACTTTTTTAAGGACCGTGGCCCAGGCAATCGGCGCGCCCTGCTTTTTCAGAGTCAGCCACTTGAGTTGGTCCTGAATCGCAGTAATCTTGAGCAGCGTGTTAGGAACGGAAATCAAGCGAATGTTTTTAGCGAACCAGCGCGCGCGCGTCACTTGCGAATATGCCGACTGCTTCATTCGCAAGGACTCGCCTTCTCCGACCATCGGGATCTCGCCGTCTACGTACTCATCGGGCATGTGGCCGGGAATAAGCGAAGTCGGGTCATAGTCGAGCACCTGCTGCGTCACGTTGTCCGAACCGATGTACTGGATGATGCGAGCCGTGTCGTACCACTGCGGGATTAGGAATTTGACCATGTAGGCAAGTTTGGCGTTTGAGCGCTCCATGCCTCCGGCGATTCCTTTAGCGATCGGCCCCACGGGTTCGAGCGCTTTTTCCAGGCTGTCGCCTTGCAGGTTCAGTTTCGCATTGGCCAGATTCGCGATGTCGTTGATGCCTAACTGCTCTTTCCGCATGTTCGCGAGGTAGTCGACCATCTTGAAGTGGATCTCAGTGACGCGAACCTCTTCCGGAAGGAGAGACTGCAGGGTATCTTTCGGCTTGCCGTCCATGCCCGCACGTTGGTCCTGCTCGAAGATGTCGAAGTTTTCAATCCCTGGACCCGATACCGCGTTGCGGTCGTAGCCCATCGGGGGATTTAAGGTTGTGGTAATAACCTGGTCCATCTTGCGTTCGAGTTTCCGTTTGGTGGTTTCGATCGAACCTACGTCCTGAATCAGCGAGCGCCCCATCCCTTCCCAGGCCCAGTCGTCTACGTCGTACTGCACAAATGGCATCTCGCCATGCCAGTCGAACGCCGGTCCGTCGTACATCGGTTGCTTGATTCCCTTGCTGGTGATGATGAGACGCAGGTAGGGATAGATGAGGCAATCTTCCCGCTTGGCTTTGCGCGTAGACATCGAGCCGTTCTTCATGCCCGCGGGAATCTGCTGGCCAATAAAAGGAACGGTGTAGAACCAGGTTGTGCCGGGGTCTCCCATTGGCAATTCTTTTTGGTAGGGATTGATGGCAATGTCCCGGACGTAGGTGTAGCGGATCTCGCAGTAGAGATTGCCCCAGTTCCGCGCTTGGGGTCCGCCGCGGACGCGTTCGGTAAAATCCACGCGCCTTGCCTGGACGCGCGAGCGGTAACTCAGGGAACTGACCGGAACTAGTTGCGACTGGAACAACGGAAAGCGGCCGTGCGCCTCTGCGATCGGCATGTAGCTATACGCGGTATTACAGTAGGCGTCCTGAACATCGTTGGTCGAGGGAATCTGGACCGGAACCAGGTCGATTGGGCCGAGCGGTTCAAAAATGATCTTACGCTCTCCGTACCCGTAGTTTCCGGCTTTGCACTTAGGCCATAGATAGCCGCGTCCCATCACGGTCGAATATTGCAATACCTTGCGAATCTGTGCCGGGAAGAAGGATTCCAGATAGATCCCGCTGGCCACCTTGTTTTCGATGTTGGCGTAGGACTTGAACTGCGGAGCATCCGACCCGTAGGTTCCGATTTCCTGTACTTCGGAAATAGTTTCGACAAACTTGCGGATGTCGTACTTCAGCCCGTTAGAAATCAGCGTGGACTTGGTTTTGTCCTCAAACACAGCGTCGAAGATGCGAAGGTTTTTTCCCAGGTCGCGGTAGGCGCTCTGGTTTTCGAGCCAGCCTTCGCCTTCTTCAATTTGCTCGTCCACCCAACCGACACGCATACTGGGAGACGAGACGAAGCTAGGTACTTGCCAATCCGACACCCTTTTGTCGATGCCGACCGCCCGCGATATTATCTGGGTTGACATAACCCGTGCTTCCTGTACCAGTCGGCGCGGGTTTCAGGTGGACCGGCGACCGAGGATGCGGGACACTGCAGAAGGCGCTCGCTAATTTCCGGGGTATCCTCTACTTCAACGCCCGTTCCGTGCATTCCGCAAGTACACAATTCCCGAATCTGCTTGACGGTTTCGTTCAACTCGCGACTCCCTCTTCCGCTTCGCAGGCCATGTGCGCCTCGGGCGCCTTCGGAGCGCGCCGGGACGCGCGTTTCTCTTTCGCCTGCCGGATGAACCACTCCATGAACTGTTTATTTTTGGAATCGGTTGCGCGGGATAGGCAGAGTTCCATTTCTTCGATGATGTAGGACTGGATCTTACCTTCATACTCGAAGCGTTCAAGATCCGTCATTTCAAAAAAACGCTTCTCCTGCCTTCGCAGCCGGCGACTCCACATATCTACTTCATAGGCGTGCTTGCACTCGATGCGCTCGTAGCCGGTCGGGGGAGGGGCTATGGGGGAGGCGGGGAGCATAATGTGCTGCAACTTCTTGGAAAACCAAAAAACCACAGGGTTTTCCATCTGTACATATTGCCTGGGAAGAATCAGGTTGGTCATGCCGCAACCTCCGGAAAGTTGGGCGCGGCAAATTCACCAAAATATAATCGCGCCGCTTCGTCATACGCCGTCGCCGCCTCTTCAGGTGTACCGAACTGGCCCAAGAATCTTGATTTCCCCGAAACTCTAATTTGGGCCATCCAGCGCTTCCCTTTTGTCAGATATACACCCTTGAATCCTGATTTATTATCGAGGCGCAAACGTTGATTCGCTGCATTCTGTGCGCGGGTGCAGCGTCGAATATTGACCTTTTGGTTGTTGAGTCCATCTTGGTCTTTGTGATCCAGCCTCGCCGCTTCCCCGAAAACAAGGTGCTGCATGTACTGGATTCGGTGAGTACCGCCCTTTACCCCGCTGGCTAGGTTCCTGTACGCATAGAACTGGCGAGCACTGCCGTCTTTTCGGCGCGCAACAAAAAGGTGCCAGGTATATTGCGAGACTCGCTCATAATCCTCGTCACTAACAAACGCTACGAAACCATCGCGAGTAAGAGGTATCGCCTTCACTCAGTCCCCCACTGACATGAGGGGAATCGTAGCATACGACCTGTCGATTTCGGGAAGCCTTTGTGTGGGAGGGCTGTATCGTTTGGTTGATCGTGCGGCAAGTTCGTCTAAGTGGTGGCGAGTCCAGTAGGAGTGGGCGGCTGCAAGTACGCGGTCATCGTGCTTTCCCGCCTGGTGCTCGACTCTCGACTTACCCTTTTTCAGTTTGCGTTCAAGCGAAGCCAACTCTTCAATCAGGAATTTCGATTGCGGCTGATACCAGCCATCTTTCACGGCATCGACAAAGCGGGTGATAATCTGGCCGCGCGACCAGGGCCGCATGTAGATACCTTCCTTGTGGCCGCGGTTTTCCTTGATAACTTTCGAGTCGTAAGGGATGTCGGTGTGGTGATAGTTGAATCCCATCAGTTTCAGTTGCAACTGGCAATCGTCTCCCGGCCGTTCGCGTTGCTCGATGGCAAACTTGCAACCGCGAGTGTCGATGGTATTGATTCCGTACCAGGCTGCAAGGCAAGCTGCGAATCCTACTGCCTGGGGTGCATTGATTCGGCGGGAGGCGAGTTCAAACACTTGCACGTCGCAGTTTTCGCCTCTCATGCTCCTGGTTCCCGAAAGTACGGTCGAGTCCTCATCTTCCTGGTTCAGTCCGTCCGCGGTGTCGATGCCGATGGAGTAATCTTCCGGCTCCCCGTAGTGTCCCGGCCGGCGATTGGGCTCCTCGAAGATGAGCACCTTGTCGAAAGAGTGGCGCTCGTCCTCTTCATTGAACGGCTTGAGTGGAATCATAATCCACTCAAAATGCTGCTTCTTGTGCGAGTTCCACGAAACCCGGATACGTTCCTTGTTGTAGTCAATCTCGTTTTCGTCGGGCTCGAAGCCGTCATCAATCGAGTCTCCGGTAACCGCGTAAGCCGTGTAGTTCCGAGTTCTCCCGTCGCGGGCGCCGTCGATTACGATGGTGTCAAACACCAGATCGTTCGCACCCTGCAGCGCTTCGTAGTCGTCGGCCGGCATCTGCGAGAACCATACTTTCTGGGTGTGGGTGTCTACGGATTCAAGGTAGTTAAACTCCCAGAACCACTGCTGCTCGACCGGCATTCGCCAGTCTTTCCCAACAACTCGCGCCAGGTAGTCAGTGTCCCGTATGAATAATTCGCAACGCAGGACGTGCTTCCGGGTGGCTTCGAGAGGCTTGAATCCAGCCGGGACGGGATGTTTTCTAATCCAGTCGGGTTCAGGATATAGGTCAGGCGCCATAGGCCAGTTGATAAAGAATGGGAAGAATCGAGACTTCCCCAAGGGCCATCCCGCTTTACTGGAACGCCACTTATCAGCCTGCCATCCTGTGTTTCCATTTCCCGTTCCCTCCAACACGAAGTAGAGTTTGCGCGATGAGTGCGTGGCACGGAGCAGTCCTTCCTCGATCGTTTTCTTGGGATTCGGGATGTCTCCGATTTCAGAGACGTGGACACAAGTCGGAGTCCAGCCTTGCGCGATGCCCGTAGCCTGGTGACCAGACTGCACAGAGAGAATCGAGCCGTTGATAAACCCGATCATCTTTATACGGTCGGTGGTGCGCGCCGGAATCAGCCACCAAGGGAGACGGGCGATGCAGGTTTCGATGATGCGCGTAATGAGTTCGGATTTCTCGTCGTTGACCGAGCCCATGACCGCCTGGGTGTGCGGCAGAAACAACATCCGGTGCAGGAACTTCAGCGCCGTCTTAGTGGTGACTCCCAGTTGCCGCGCTTTCAGGATAAGAAGTTCGATTGAGACCTGTTGCTCGTCAAAATCCGCGAGTATGTTGTCATAGACTTCTTGCGACTTGCGGTTGCGGAACTTGAAAATGTCGCCTTTTTCATCGCACACCCAGGCATAGCGCGACTCAAAGTAAGCCGAGTCGAACATGCAGAGCACTTGCTCATTCTCGACCCATCGGCGGATCTCTTTCGCGCGATTGGCGGAGATTTCTTTTTTCAGGTCGTAGTAGTTGTTCCGGCCCTTGGAGTCATGGGCAATGATGGAATTGACGTAGGCCTTAAACTCTTCAATCTGCTCTACCGTGTGGTAGTACGGCATCCACTTTTCGCGGGCGGCGAAGAGTTCGAGGTTCTGGACTATGATCTTTTCACTATACAAAGCAGTAGCCTGAGTCGCATCCAGTGAGCGTTGGTTGCCTGTCAGTGAAATCTACTTCGCTTAACGGCTTTCCTATTGAGTGAAGGAAAACAAAGTTATCGCGTTTGCGGAGTCCTGCGTCAAACGCGACTGCTTTTTTGAAATCCCCGGCATCCATCTCTCGCCACTCTTCGTCGTTCATGTTAGGACACATCCAACAGGCGGAGCGCGGCGGCTTGGGCCATCCCATTTCGTCCATGACTAGGCGGATGCAATCCCCCTTTCCCATTGGAACATCAAAAAGAAGGGGGTACCATTCCTGCATCCACTGCTTACTGGGCGCTCGTACACGCTTCATTTCATCCCGCGAGATTCCTACCCAGACTCTAGCTTGTTCCACTCCGAGACTGCGGAGCCAGCGAGCCGTGACGCGACGTTTCCATTCCACCGAGCAGTACGTTGGCAACTTTCCCACTTCCCCATTTTGCGTGGTAAAGGCAGGGATTAGCAGAGTGTCGCCTTCCTCTCCGCCGTAAAGATCAACGGTGGCAAATCGAGATTTAGGGACGCGATGGATTTCCAGTCCGACTTTGGACAAATTGGGTCGGATTACTTCATCGAGATAGCGCCAAGTTGAAGCCTTCTCTCGTTCCGTGTCCACGATTACCGCGAGGTCTGGTTTGGGAAGTTTCCCTTGGATGATGAGGGCGGCAATAGCAGCAGATTGAGTTCCACCGCCACAACTCCACACTTCCGTCACTTGCGCGTCTCCAGAAGTTTTTGCCGCATGGGTTGGACCTTCTCCTGCATGATGGACACGTCCGGGAAGATCACGTCCAGGTCGTCCTCGAAGCGCTCCGGGGGTGCCGTGTCTCCCGGTTCTGCCGGCTCATTCGACTTGCCGCCAAAGAATTTCCCGATGAAGATTGATCCTCCCTTTTGCGGCAGGGCGCCCAACATACTGTGGACCATCTCGCGGTCGCGGGCGCCGTCACGCCCTTCAAGCGCGCTCTCAATCGTCCGCGTCATAACCTCGGGATGGCGGGCGATGCCGATAGCCTTGACTGAGTTGGCGCTAAATTCCCGCATAGCCAGCAGGATCTCGCCCAACAGGTACGCCGGCTCGACGTCCGCGGCAATCGCGATGGCTTCAATGGGGAGGTAGTTCTTGTCCGACTCCGCAATGCGATCGTAGGTTTTCAGGAATTGCCTGATGACGGGGTTATCCGAAAAGCGCATGGCCTGGAACGCAATCAGCCGGCCTTTGGGAATGTCTTTGAGGACTGCGGTGATGTCGGGCGCCTGTGCGACCTGTTCAGGACTTACCTTTAGACGCTCCAAGGCCGCTTGCTTTCTTTTCAAACCGGGACGGCCTACGGGGTTGGGGATTTTTGGAACGTTCATCAAACTCGCGTTCGCGTGGTCCAATATCAAGCCACTCTTCTGTGGTTTCTTCCGGCGCCGCCCCTTGCGCTTCTTTGATGAGATCGACTGGACCTTTGAGTTTAGTGAGGGTGACGTCTCCGGGATCATGCTTCGGAGGATACATCTTCTCGTAAAACTGCGCCAACTGGTCCGCGATCCGCTCAAAGGCGGCCGCTATGCGCTCCATTGCGCGCGTGTCGCGCTCGATCGACTCTGCGAGTTCGGCGCTCATCTCTTAGGCCGCGGATATTTGATGCGACCGATGCTTGGTTTGCCGTCCTGGTCCTTAGTTAACACAGGGACCGCCTGCCCGGTCTCTTCCCGCATGGTGTTGGGATCGGTCTGGGCGCCGGCCAGTTCAGTCTCGAACTGTTCGAGCGCGGCATACTCTGGATTCTCGGGATCGAGTTTGACCGGCGCGCCCGCTTCCTTGACGTCAACTTTCTCTATCCGCCCGAGGTCATGCAGTTCGATGTGGATCTCGATTTCGTAAGAAAAGTGATCGTAGGAGTGAGCCGCGTTCAGATGCCCGTCTTTGGCTAGTCGGACCATGAGTTTGTCCAGAATCGCAGTGCGAATCTCTTCGCCGCTAAGGTTTTCGGGTAAAACTCGTTCCGCCATCAGCGCACCACTTTCGTTGTAGCTTCGGCAGCGTAGAACGCAGCCACAATCGCGCCGAATAGGTAATCCTTCATGCGTTGTTCGAGCGGCAAAGCGTGATACGGAAGGAAGCAGGGATGTTCTTTTTTATCCGCATCCTTGACAGGTCCGTACTTCCATCCGTCCGCTTTCTTTTGCGCCAGCCAGGATTCATGGCTGGCCGAGGGCGG